AGGCGTGCCGTCGACGCCAAGAGCTTCGACTTTATAATCATTCGTCCCGACCTTAACCGTGGCTCCGACCGTTGAAGCGCCGAGGGGCTGCGTGACAGCAATATCCGGTTCCTTGCGATTGAGATAGAACTTAATTGCCTCGTTCTCCCAATCAATAGTGAACGTGCGTTTGCCGTCAGCGCCAACTACCGTCTTAACCGCACCACCCGTAACAAGGGTTGGAAGATAATCTGCGAATGCTTGCGCACCGCGCTTATTATTAAATGCAAAGCCATCAAGCGCGTCTTGGTCGCCACCAAACCAATCACGCAAGACAGCATCCGGCGTCATCGAATTGATGTAAATCTTCGAGCTATCGAACTGGTCTTTGCGGGCCTGGAATTGTTTCTCCATCCAGTCTTCCGTCGGTTCGCCCTGACCGCCCGAGTATTTCCAGATATCCTTCAGATAATTCCGAACATTAGGTTCGTTAATATCCGCATTCAGATTCCGAACAAACACGTTATCCAGCGCCTCGTTTGCGTTATTGAACTGCTGGTCATTGAATGCCTTCTGGAAAGTCGAGGTGTCGATATCTTTGTTGTAAATCTGCTTATAAACTTCGCGGTAGGTATCGAAATTTCCAGACTGGAGGGCAGCCGCAAGCTGTTCCTGTTGACGGTTGGTCTCGAACGAACGCTCGGACTGCCCGGTTGAAATAAGCGACTGGGCGGCCGTCTGTGCTTGCTGCATGGCCTGCTGTGAGAGCTGCGCCTGGATGGTGTTTGCGCCAATGCGGGCAGAGCGGTCATAACTTTCCATCCCGGCCGCCTGGGCTTCAGGGGAAAGTCCTTGGGCGGTCATCCGCATCTGGAGTTCGGCCTTGCCACCAGCCGTGTTGGCACCGTGCTTATTGAGTGCGTCATTGACCATGGCATCGACAACCTTATTATCGCCGGCCGCCAGCGAGGAGAGGAAGTCCGTGCCCTGGCTAATCATATTCGTGGCGTTGGTTGCTCGTGCCGGGGGCTGCGTCGTGGTCTGGACCGGAGCAACAGGCTGTGTTGGTGGCAAAGACAGGCTTCCAAGGTCTAACCCGAGCGATGAATTTTCCTGTTTTTTAGTTGGAGGAGGGGCGGTCATAACCGGAGCTGTCGGAGACACGAAACTTGAGTTTGTATTATTGGGTTCGCTTGCCGTAGGATTCGGAAGGTTTGGAAGCGAGAAACTAAGCGTTTCGGCTTCCTGTTTTTTGGGTTCAACATAATCGCCCGGGCCAAAACTTGTCCTGACCGGGGCAACCGCCCCCTCCCCGAAATGACCTTCAATGATATTGGAGGACGGGTTCTTTTCCGAGGTAATGAGCTTCTGGTCGGGGGCAACCGGCCGGAACGAATTTCCAGCATCGCTCACCTTCTGGGCGGCCAGGTCTTCAATGGTCTGTCGCGTAGCATCGGGGCCGCCCAGGATATTAACGACCGGGGCCGTGATATAGAATTCGCCTTCATGGTCTTTAAGCTGCTTGGTATTCGCCACCTTATCGGCGACAACCTCTTTCCCGGAATCCCCGGTGTAAGCCCCGACATTACCCCCGCTCATCATCCCAACGGGGGCCGTCGGAGAGGACGGCAATGAAGCAGCCACGGGTCGGGATTGAACCTGGGATGCAGCCGCCGCCTGAGCCTTAGCCCGTTCAACCTTTTTCCGGTGCTCGGACTGAGGCCCACCCTTAATCCCTTCGGGCAGAAGATGGACCCATAAGACTTCAGATGAATCATTCATGTTCGTCTCCCGGCTCACGACTGGCCGTCCAGTCTGTTTTGAATATCGTTCAAGGATTTTTGAATTGCGTCAAAATTATCCTGAACGATTCGGTTTGTCTGTTCCAGAGAGGCACCCGGCGGGAGTGTAGCGAAGCCGCTTTTTCGAGCCCTTGCCTGGAACTGACGCGCCTGTTTAGAAGATAATAATTTAGACAACTGGGTAATAAGTCCTATTATCGCCTCCAGATATCGGCGGGTATCCTCGGGCATTCCCGTCTTAATCGGAAATTCATCGAGAATAACGGTAATCTGGGTCAAAATAGTGGTCACATCCGTCTGGTGGGCAAGGTCAGACTGTCCATCGGTGAACGGGTTAAAGCCCATTCCCTGGGATTTACGAATCATGGTCTTAATATCGTCGCCGGCCATCGTCTTAGCCCACCAGATTAACGGTTAATTCCTGATACGCTTCGATGATATTCAACTGGAAGCTCGCCATTTTCGGGTCAGCATAACGGGTGACGCTTATTCCCGTCTCGCTCGCCAGGATATCAGCCAGCGCCGTCGTTACCTTCTCAAGCTGCTCGACCAGGAACTCGGTCTGCTGGTTCGAGCCCGTGTCCCAGGCTTTCATATGAACCGCAATCTTGAAGTTCATGGCCGCGGCACCGACCGGACTTACTACCTTTACCGGGTAGATAAGGAGCGCGGGATAGCCAGTTGCGCTACCCGGAGTCAGGCCATCTTGATGGTTATAGACCACAGTATCAAACTCTGTTACATCCATGTATGACGCGAAGATAGTTTGGAATGTATCCCAGATGTTTTGCTCTTGGTCGGTTAAATAGGAAGGGACGTTCAGAACTGTGTTTGAATCCGTGGAGCCAGAAGTATTCTTTGCAACAACTTTATAATCATATTCGCCATCCGCCAAATTCTCGTCAATAAATGAATTCTCGGTGATATCAATACCCGCGGGGTCGATTAAGACACCATCCCGATAGACATCGAACGTCTCGGTCCATGGCGCCATGCTGATGTAAATCTTGATTCGTCCGCGCCCATAAGAAACAGCCAAAATCACTGGAGCATCCGGAGCCGGCGGAGGGTCTGACACAAGCGTGCCAACTTCATCCACACCATACAAAACACCATCCCCCACGTTTGCGGGAATAAGATTTGCGGTTTTATACGTCCCGCCCCCCGCAACCGTCACATTCGACAGTGCGAGCGTAGGCGTCACACTCCCATTCACCCCTATCCCGCCCGCATCGGCCATGACCTTGCTTGCCGCTGGCACAATGGGGTCGGGTCCGCTTATCCCTATGGTCGCGTATGAGTAAAATGTTGGCATTATATCACCGTTGGCAAATAGTTAAATTCACCGATTTTCTGTGCGAACCTGCGCCATGGGTAATCAGGGGCGAGAATGAGATTTGTGTTGTCAGCCCACGGGTCGGAGGCGAGGGCGATGGGGGCGTTCGAAACGATACCTTTTCCAGTAGCAACAGCAACTATGGTATTATTAAATCCCGTATTGTTATACAAAGCGATGTTTCTGCAATATTGTAACCCCGATGAAGTTGCTAAGTAAATAATATATGCCGAGGTGGATGAACCGTTAGTATGCGAACAATTAGTAATAAGCAAGTTGTAGCATTGGGACGGAGCTGTGATGCTTAAGAGTTTTGAATTAAGGCCAGTGGAGACACAATTGTCAATTATGCAATCATGCAGCCTTGAGCCACCACCGACAATACTTCCGGTGGCTACCGTACACCCCTTAAATATTGTGTTAAAAATATCAACGCCGCCCGTCGAGCCAGCTATCATTGTTCCACCAGCAGCAGCACTTGAACAGTTTATGAATTTACAATTGCGTAATGAACCACCATACGAATTTAATAACGTAGCTGAGGCCCCTGCTCCAGTAGCACAAGAATCGAATTCACAATCCTCAAGAATTGCACCTCGATAATTTGTTGACGCAGTTCCAACTGAAGCACATTGATAGAACCTGCAATTAAATATTGTATGTCCTTGTGACCAAGCAGAAGCATTAAATACGTTGGTAGTAAAACCTTCAAACGATATGTTTCTAAAAGACCACGCGTATGTGTTAGATGAAACAGTAAATAGGCTTGCAAGGCTTGCTGATGTCAGAGCAACCCTTGTTCCGTCATCAATCCCGCTAGAATTTATACCACGAATAATTGATATTTTTGTGGAGTCAGTATATATGGGTAACGTTATTGCAGAGCCTACTGGCTCGGCCGCTTCAAAAGAACAAATGTCTCCCGCGCTCATTACGGAAACACTTTTTGCAAGTGTTTTATAAGGAGTTGCATGAGTACCGTTTCCCGTGGTGTCGTTACCCGTATTGTAATTGGAGATTATTTCAGCCATTATTCGCCCGCCTTTACGATACGTTCAACCCCATCGGCATTGTAAAGCCCTATTGTGGCGTCAATGGGTGCGGCCTTGAGCAGGCTGTTAAGCATTTCAAGCGTGTTGGTTGACGCTTCAATTGCCACTTGTTCGGCCAATAGGTCTGTGCGGGAAGGTTCGGGAACCGGCTCAACTTCTGGCGATGGGTCTTGATGGACACCCTTCCACGCGCAATTATCTTTTATGACCGTCCCTTCGGGAAAGTCGCAGTTGAAGATATTGCACCCGTCGATAATCAGGCCTGTCCGTCCCGCGAACATGGGCGTATGGGCGAACTCTTGCGCAAGGTTCGTGTCCTTAACCGTGTAGCCATCGCCCACGATTGAAGGGTCGCGGCGGATGGCACAGTTTTCGGAGATGATAAGTTTGGCGGTGTGGTCTATCACGCGCACCCCCATTCACGGGAAGCGGTGAGGCGGGGAAGGCTTGGGATGGGGGAAATCATATTCACTCCACTATTAAATCTAAATCAGAACGGTCCTGATTCGCAACAATAACTTTTAGGTTATTCTTGAGGGTGGCTTTTGACATCTGGTTAGCCACCAACGTATCAACCTTTGGCTGTAGAATATCAAGCTCACCCTGAACCTCCACAACCATATTCCCGAGATTTTGCATGCTGTCATAGATTATGTCCGACCCTTTGTCTCCAAGCTCATGAGTAAGATTTACGAGAGAGTCCGTATCCTTTGCGAATCCAGTGCCCTTAATATCGGCAACACCAACGACCAGACCATCAACCAAACCGTCAACTACCGTAATACCGGAGGAAGCCAGGGCAGAATAATAAGCGGATTTGTCTGTCGGCCCCTCGTTGGTCTGCGAAGGTACGATAGAGCCAGGATTAAGTCCGTCCCAGTCTAATATTCTGGCCAATACAACGGAACCGGCTTCTGTTGACATAGAGGAATTAAGAAATCCAGTCCCGCCAATAACATTAATCTCTGTTGGTGAGTTTTCGGCACCCCCAACTGCGTCTATCCTCGCATCGCAATTAAACAAGTATACTATAAGAAAACTATCGGCCACAGTCCGCCCAGATATAAATATTTCCCCCTTGAAACCATAAACAAGAGCGTAGTGCGTCCCGGCAACGGCGGGAGGCTGTATCCAAAGTCTTCCGGAACACCCTATAAGACTATTGTTCGCAGAAGTGAAATCACCCCCTTGTGGCCGTAAAGCGTAATCATCCGTAAACCGCTCACCAACAATGGGAACAATAGGGTTTATCTGGTCCGCCCCATGCCCGTATTTTGTCCAATAGTCAATAAGGGTTGGTGATGCGGTAACTACGGACTCCGCAAGCACATTCGCCCCATTAAAAGAAAGCGCCGTTGGTATCTTTGCGACCAGCGTAGCCTCTTTCGCTACTGTACTATTGAGAGCCATGTCAGCAGGGACGGTAATGGTTTGAGCTATTCCAGGCTTAGACACGGTGGCGTCTTTAGCGACCGTAGAATTGAGAGCCATGTCCGCAGGAGCCGTAATAGTCTGTGCTGTTCCCGGTTTTGATACTGTGGCATCCTTGGCTACGGTAGAATCAAGAGCATAATCATCAACGCGATTATCATAATCAATTTCGTAAGTAACATCAACCGACCCCGCCCCAGAGCCAGCACTTTCAATAGTAATCTTAATATCAGTATTTGTATCAAAAGCTGGCATATTGTGCATAAGATTGTAAAGCGTAGTACCAGCATCAATAGTAACAACCGTCACCACCTCGGATGACGGGATAAACATGCAGAGCCTGTACGTTCCGCCAATGTCTTTTTTATATAAACGGACCTTTGAATTTACTGTGGTGCTACCAAAATATATCCACGCAGACGTAATGCGCGTCTTAACCGCTACAGTAATCTCCTTCAATACCTGCTCGGAAGGGGAAAGCTCGTTAAGAGATAATGTCCCTGTATAGACTTGTGCTGACATTACCGGGACCTCAACTCTTGAAGCACTTGCATCAGAAGCTCTTTATTGTCTTTAGTCACAACAGACAGATTATCAAGTTTTATGGAGATGTTCCCAATCGATTCCTTATTTGCTATTGCTCGTTCTTTAAGTATGGAATCCTGGGAGGCCATTTGTCTGTGACACTGGTCAGCTTCGGCGCGTGAAATAAACTCGGTGTTAATAATAGACCGGCCAACACCAAGGATAATTCCCACAGCGATAAGCACGGCCGCCACGGCCTGAACTTTATGAGCGGGGGTGTCTTCTTTGCGTCGGTTATTCTCGTTCATGTCGCATCCTATCCTATGGGTGGTAAAACAGAGTTGCCGTTATCCCGTGTTAGCCGGTCAAAATAATAATCCGTGGACGCCTGGGAGATTGATGAATGAATGATGCGGATATCGTGAAGCCCTGCGGACGAACCATCTCCGACTGTTAGCGTCCCACCAAAGGCCGTTCCGGCTATTGTCAGCGTCCCGATAATTACGCCATCATGAAGAACGGTCAGTGTTGTCCCAGAAAGTTTAAGCTGGATATTCGCCCATCCCGTGGCGGCAATCTGTGCAGCCGTAACCGGGAGCTCTATTTCCTGAAAAGTAGTACCATCATATACCTGAAGAAAGGCATCGTTATTAGCCCACCTAATGCCTATTTTTAATCCACCGGTCGATAGCTGAAACAGTAAGCCGTCAGTGCGCTCAATGGCTGCTTCTAAGATAATCCCATTTCTCTCGTTTGCCAAGAGCGTACCCTCTTCGCGCTCTACATAAATATTACTCTCTCCGGCTGCGTGAAGATTTGTAGACCCAGGCCCTTTTACTCTGGCTTTTATTACTGCGCCATCTAAAAACAATTCACCAAAAGCAGGCGCAAAACCATCAACAACGCCACCATCCGGAACGTCTGCAATGAAAGCGCCATACTCTTCGCTTACTAGCGAAAAAGTTACGTTGCCAGCGGCGTCAACGCTATATCGATAAACAAGAATCCCGGATATCCCGCCGACTTTTAGGTCGTTTCTACCAACCGCAGTACACGTTGACTCCATATGAGAAGCCGAGTTTACCGTTATGGTTCCGTATTCAAATGGTAGCGGAGAAAAACCAGGCCAACTAACAATCTCCCCAAGAGGCTCTATTGGAGGAGCTTCTATCGGTAAGACGCTAATATATTCGTTTTGTGTCATCGTTTATAATTAAAATTTAAGGTCCACTGCCCAGTCATATTATCGGGAACGGTCCCGCTAATACCATCACCAGTTTCGTCAAAGCGCATAGCAGAGCCAGATATCCCATCCGGGCCGGTCTCGCCAGAAAAAGAATCTCCAACAAACTCAATTCCATTTGAACGGTTGAGAATAGGAACAGGGCCACGGGTAATCCAGACAGAGGCCGGCGAAAGTTCGTGCTGGCAAGCGAGTTCGCTTGTTTGGCGTTTTGCCAATGGAGTTGCACCCGAAGTATCCCGCGTAACATAAACGGTTTCCGTGTCCAGCACACGAATCTTAGAGCGCGAGAAGCTGTATTTGTGCTGAAGAGTTTTTGCCTCAATCCGACGGTCATAAGCGATATCACCATCAATTGGGATGTTCGCACAGTCGGAAGTCAACGTCTGTTCGCCGTCCCGGAAGATTTGCGTCGAAGAAACAAGACCGGAGAGATAAGAACCTCCCGGAGTCGTGGGCTCGATATTAACATGGCTTTCCATGTGCTGGAGCATCACACTCGCCCGCTGGCCCTTGTGCTTAATTTTAGTGAAACCGCAAGAGATATTGGTATTGCCCTTATCGACAAAAGACTCCGTGAGATTGCTCCCCGCAGGACCATTATAAGTCCCGACCTGATACCAAATCCCTGACCGTTCGTCGAGAATAACCTGAATCTGCATCCCGGAAGACAGGGTGATAAGTGCCGACCGGCTATTGGGCGCCGGCCAAACCATGGATTCGCCGGAAAACCGCGACCACCCAGAACCCTGCATGGGGAGGATTGCTAACCGGTAGCATTGACCGGTCTGGTCGTTGACAAAGTTTTCCGTATCAGAACTGACGTTCGGGCTCCCGTAAATACGGTATCCGTCGATAGGCCCGTAGGTGGCAACGACATTCGTATGCCAGGCTTTAATTGCCTTCGAAATCTTGTTCTGAGCAAAGTCCGTTTTATTGAACTGTCGGCCGTCGAAAACGACAATGCTTCCGTCATGACACATCAGGATTGAATATCCGACGCCAATCTCCTCCATCGAACCAACGTGAATATACCCCTTCTGGTCGATAAGCTGGGCGGTCGGGACAGTAAAAATCTTCTCCCCTATTGCCGGCTCTGAAATACTAGACATATTCGAAGTGTTGGTGGCCCACGTAGATTTTTTTCCGAAAAGAACCATGATGCCATTATAGCATTTCATATGAGTTATAACGTCTTCAATCCCGGTATCCGCCTGGTATGTCGGATGATAGAATCCGGCATGGTGACGCCGTTCTTCTGGCATCGAAGAGTAGCGAAGTTTTCCGGTCCCTTCTTCGCAGACCATCATAAAAGCCGGGGCATTGGCGCCAATCCTGGAGCTTGGAAGCGGGCGAAAGAACCGGGTTTGGAGAACGAAGGAAGGGTCATCATCGAACGCGCTCACCTCATCATCTTCGACATAATCGTTGAAGAATCGCCCAGGCATATAATCGGAATAGTCCGAGACATTAAGGAGTATGCCGATGTTTTTAAGGGGGGCGAGTGCTGTCCCGAGAAACATCCAGGCCGGGAGTTCAGATTCATCGAAATAGGCGTGATTAGCATCGAGAACGACAACACCCGTCTTGTCCCCCGTAAACACCCCGTCACGAATCAAATACCCCTGCTTCCCCAGGTCTTCGGTGCGGAAGAACGCTCCACCAGTCCGGGTTGCCCCAAAGAGGTCGGCGGTGTCCGTGTTATCGACAATAACCATCTTCGTATCGTCGGTCATCGAGGCCGTGAAATCAGAGTCGTCAAGCTGGCGTAAGATTGGGTCCCAGGCTACCGCGAGATATCCGGCGGCCGGGGGCGTACCTTCGCCGACCCCAAACTCTCCGAGCTCAAGCACACGGCACGAGTATGCATCATAAACCTGGGCGATTGTCCGAATATCGCCAGTACTCAAAAACAGGGTCTTGCCAACATCGGATTCTGATAATTGATTCCAGGCGTTTGAATAAACATCGCTATATAGAAAAACGTCATAGGAGTCTTCTTCCTGGTAAGCAAGGCTGCATTTCTTGCCCCCCATCACTGCCGGAACCCCGTCCTTATCAGAGGCGTAAGTTTCATCCGAGGCGACAAGGGCCGCGCTCTCGAACTCGGAATAGCTGATATCGGTAGTCGGTGCCGCCTCGGTCGAAATATTCAAGTGCGAAATTCGTTCAATTGTCCGGTCATCGCCCCATGCAAAATACGAACCTTCGTCGGCCCTGCAAAGAGTGCGCTCTGAGAAATAGTCGGAAATCAAATCCGTGCTCATACCGCGGTCAAGACGTAAAGCCTTCACAATCGGGATATCGCGCACCCAGATTAAGGAATCTTCCAGGTTCCCGGCCGCAATCCCATCCTCTCCAACATTCTTCGTCCGGTGAATTCCGAAATGCGTCCACTTCTGGTTATCGGTTGTCATGTCAGTGACGAGATACGGGAGGTTTGTGGAAATAGTTTCGATTGAACCAACGCCAACACCCATGCGCATTTTAAGGAACATGCTGGATGTCCCGCCGGAAGCCGCGGTAATGTACGACATCTGGCCGCCATTGACGGGTCCGCATGAGATGACGAGCTTCGGGGAACCGGTCTCGCCGTATTCCCAATAGCATTCGGCTTTTTCGTAGACAACCCGCATGTTTCTCTGGATTATAGCGGCAATGTCGTTGAGTGTCTGTGCGCTGGAAAAATCGTTGTGAAACTCCTTAACCCCGGTGTTGTTCAGATTAGCGGCGAAACTCCCATCCGTATAGACATTCCAGACCGAGACATCGGTTTCGACATCGGACGCGCTCACCACCCGCTGATAGCGGATACTCCCGTTACCACGTGGATAATCCCCGTAAGTCCGGCTGGTGTCACGGCGATTATTGTCGGGCAAAACCGGAGCGCTCTCCTGAACCACCCGGCAGCCGGACGTTCGTCGGTCCCCGAAGGCCGCACCTGGACCGGTAATCCTAAGGAGGGTGTAAATATAATCATAGCGGAATTCCCGCTTATTCGATACCGGTTCATCGTTGGTCCGCGATATTGGCTGGCCTTCGTTGATTTTCATGTAATATCCGGCGAGACCCACGAAAACCACCCGGAACTGACCCGCGGCATTGAAGATAATCACATCCGAACCGTCGGACTGCATGTTTGATTTTGAATCCCCCAGTGCGTGGCCGGCAAGAGGGGTGAGCTTTGTATAGGATGAGAAAGCGTTATCGGTGATATAAATATCGGTCCCGAGTTGGACGACAATCTTTCCCTGTTCTTCATTCAGATGGGTCGCCCAAACCCGGTCCTGAAGCTGGACGCTTCCGCTCGATTGGTCGCCGCTGAATTTTGAGGTGAAGACCACGGACACACCCGGGGTGTAAGTCCGGTTCACAATCTGGTCACGGGAACCATCATCCCATTCAATATACCGGCCGTTAGTCGCCCATTGAACGTCCTGGGAGCCCGAGGCGTTGACCATGGTAACGACATTGCCCGTCTTTGAGGCGATAAAACCTGAGAGGCTTGGGTCAACAGCTTCCAGATAGGTCTCTTTAAGCGGGAGTGTTACGCCTGACCCAGGGAAAGAGCACCCAGTCCGGCCTTCCGAGTGGCCATCCGGGTAGGCAATCATATTTTCGAGGTCGCAAACCTCGTTGGCCTTAATCTCCGAAGGCGGGGAGTCGGAATTCATGCCCCCGGCGAAGCTCGCCTGGGTCTTCCGGACAAGCTCCTGCCCCTGAAGCGGGGTAATGGGATATGCCAGTTGCTTCTGGCCCATTAAAACTTCCTCCGACCGGTTCTAGACACCCTCCGCGGCATGTTCCTTGTCGCCCCATCACTCCAAAACTGGGGGGCGAGCACTTCTTCAAAGCGCTTCTGTCGGTCTGACCGGCCATAATCGGTGTTCTCGATATACCCTAAGACGCCCTCCATAAGCACAGACTCGTAGTTCCTGGACACCATCAGGGGGATGGACAGGGAGGTCAATCGCAGGGGCTCAATCATCATCTTGAGCTGGTATTTGGTGGAGGTCGTCCCCGGGTCATCCGTTAAGACAATCCGGCAGGCCGTGGCCTCAAGCGCCGGATAGGGAATGAAATTATAGCTCACAATCTGCCCGGCAATGGCACCCACACCGTTGATGGTATTCAGTGAATAATCGGAAACCGTCTGGAAATCGGCAAAAACCTCAGAAACATCGTAGATTCTCAGGCTGCGAACCTGACTTTCGATGGTCATGTTAATGTTCGCCATCGTGTATTCGCGCTGATTGGCAGTGGTCGCCAGATACGGGAAGTCCCCGGTCAGCGGGTCACGATAGAGCGAGAACCTGGAAGCTTGGGAAAACAGGTAATCCTGTGCCCGTTGAAGCAATTGGAGGATGGACGGCGTACCCTCTGCGGTCCAGTTGGGGGCCTTGAGCTGTATTTCAGCGACCAATGAGCGGGTTGACATCCACCCTCCTATGCGGGTTTAGACCTGCGTAAAATCCTGGGGACCAGCCTTTACCGGAGCCTTTTTCTCCTTGGGCGGGGCCGGTATGTTGGCCTTCGCCACAGCCTCAGCGTCCGGCAGACTGTCTCCGTAGACGCCCTGGAACCGGCCCTTGATTGGGGCCGTGATGCCGAATTTTGCAGCGGCCGCCTGAAGTTCGTTCTGAATATCCTCGGCCTTGACCGTCCCGTCCTTCTTAATCAGGCCAGCAACATGATAGGGGGCCGAGTAAATACCGCCGATGAGAAGGTCGCGGTTAAGCGGGGTGTCGGCGATATATGCGGTAAAGATTCCGAACTCGTCCTTGTCGAACCAGCAGGTTTCTTTCCGCGAAAATTTGGGAACAAATCGGGCCTCATTGGTCCGCTTGTTGAAATGTTTGACGAGCTGAAGGACTTCCAAGCCCAAAGTATAGGGCCGAATGTGCTGGTCGTCTTTCTTCCACCGGAGAATAAACACGTCGATGCCGTTCTCCAGCATGGCGTTGATAGCCCGGTCTGAGCCGACGGCCGCCGTCTGTCCGAGATTGATTGCTCTTTGTAACATGGTGCGAAACTCCTTTTAATGTGACGCTGTTTGGTTGACGCTGTTAAAGAACCGGGGAGAAGGAGACGCCCTCTCCCCGGTATTGAAACTACTTAAAATCAGGTCACGGTCACAAGGCCGCCCTTCGGGAGAAGGACGATGCAGGAACCGCGATTGAAATTGCTCGCCTCGGTCTCGGTATCGACGTTGAACTGGGTCAACTGGATACCCGAGCACTCGTAAGCGCCCTTGCCCTGGACCAACTCGTAGTCATAGGACTCGGTAGCGAACTTGAGGGCCTGGACCTTCCACTCGGTCAGAGCACCCTTGCCGTACACGCAACCCACGTCGAAGACGCGGTTGGTCGTGTTGTTCCACGGGGAATCGTTACGGCCACTGAGGTTGCCCGGCTGATAGAACCCGGGGGTCAGCGTGTAGTTCGGGGTCGAACCGCCGGCGTTCACCGTGACCGTGGCATGCCGCATATCCTCGACAATCAGGAGATTGCGAACGCGGAACTGCGCACCGGGGACGGCGGACTCAAACTTGGTCAGCGCCATAACATCTTTCCAGACGGCACCGACACCCGTGGAATTGGCGGGATTCAGAAGCTTAATCAGGCCGGCACTGGGCACGACGAAGATAAGCGTGGGCTTCCCGCCCATATCAATGGGTTCGAGTTTGAGGTTGACCGTGCAGTGGTAATCCAAAGCCAGCAGGGCTTCGAGGGAAAGGACTGCCCGTTCAGGGTTAGCGAAAGCGTTAGTGGCTGCGGAGAGAACTTCGCAGATTTTGTCCACGTATTCATAACCGGAGTCACCGATGGCACCGTTCGCAGGGTAGGTGTGTACGGCCTCTGTCTCTTCGTCCACATCGTACACGGGCATGCCGCCGAGCGCACGGTTACAGACAAAGATATTGCTGTTGAAGTGGTGCTTCAGGGCGGTCGTCGAACCGATGTTCGCCTCGACCAGTTCGGAGGCATAGCGCAGCAGCGAGGCTTCGCGCAGGCGCTTGCCACGAAGTTCTTTGAACCACTCCGAAAGCATGGGCTGGACCTGGCCGTACAGGTTATAGGCCGCCATGTCGTTTGCGTTCACGCCATAGCCTTCCATGGCAACGGCTTTGCGGATGAGGTTGTAATAGCAAATCATGTGACGGACACGGAGCGTCTCTTCCGTGCCGACCAGAGTGGTCTGGCCGTAGGTCGGGGCGCCCTGGAGGCGCATGAGCAGGGGAACGACCTGGGTGTGAGCGCCGGGGGCGGCACTCTTTTCGAGCTTCATCAGAATCGCGTCCGGCATTTTCGTGCCGTTCTCGGAATACTTGATTTCGCTCGAAAGGGTTTCAAAGACATCGGGCAGGACGGACTCGGTGCGCAACTTCGTGTTGTACGCCCGAATCTGGAGGGCGGCTGTCAGGATATTACCCTGAACCACCGGGGCTGTCTGAGTAGCCATGATGAATCCTTTCGGAATTTACGACATCTTGGGCAGTACCGGCGGCTCCATCCCGAGTGACTTGAAAACAGCTTCCCAGGTCGCACGCTTGGACGGGTCACGGACGATATCGGCTAACGGCCAGTCCATGATTTCCATCTTCTGCGCTTCGGTCAGGTCGTCGATTGACGTTACCGTCCCGGCTCCGGTCGGAATATCCTTGGCGGCCTCTCCCTTTCGGGCGGCCGCAACTTCAAGGGCTTCTGCACGGGGACTTGTCTGGGGCTTATTTTCAGGTGTTTCGGTCTGAGGCTTCGGCGTGGGATTCGGAACCTGTCCATCACCCATGGCCCGAAGATATCTGTGTGTTTCTGCGATTGTGAACGGAACTTGCTTCCCGTTCTCGTTTCTGAAAAGGGTTTTCTGCTCGTTCAAGAGATTGACCACCCGGAAATAGGTGTTCAGATACTCGGGCGGTTTCAGACCGATTTTGTCGGCCTCGGCCTTTAACTGCTTTCCCCGCTCGCTGGTTTCGTCGTTATAGACCTTCATGACAGCCACATTCGACTCGACCTTGCCATCGGTTCCGGCAATCCTCCCCAGTTCTTCCAGGAACTCCGCGTAGGTGTCGTTCGCAACCTCGAACGCGACAGGCAGTTTCAGTTCATCGGTTTTTCCGATAAAAGAATTAAGTTCGCTGAATTGTTTCTGCATGCCTTTGCGATGCGTCTCAATCTCGCGTTCTCTCTGTCTTTCGGTCTCGCGCTTCTGGTCACGGTCTTCCAGTTCCTTGTTCTTGTTCCGAAGCTCTTCGATTACCGCCTGATATCCATCGAGTCGCTGAATCAGCTTCTCGTTGAAATCCGGGGCAAACGGGTCAAGCTTTTCGGATTGGATGACAGGCGCCGGCTTGGATTCCGCCGGTTTCGGCTGCGCGGTTTTTAATTGCGCGACCTCGGCCTGGAGCTGTTCAAGCTGTTGGCGATAGGAAAGCGTCTCGTTTCCGAGATTCTTCCGCTCGTCCTTCAGCTTGCGGATATAGAGTTCCTTCTCTCGAACGGCTTTTAAAAGTTCGTTCTCAGACGGGTATGAGACAAGGATGTTTCCATTCTCGTCCTTAACATCCCACGTCTTTTTCGGTTCTGCGGCGACAACAGGCTTGGGCTCGACAGTGGGCTTGTCCGCGGGTTTCGCGGGTTCGGCCACCACGGGCGGTTTGTCGTCGGTCGGAGTCCCGGCTTCCTTTACCTTGACTTTGCCGGCCAATAACGAATCAGCGAACTCGGGGTCGGTGTCAATCCGCTCCTCAAGTTGCTTCTGTGTCATTTCTAACACAGGGCTTTCAGCAGGCGTTTCGAGGACTTCAGGTTCATTTGCCACGATTGATTCCTTTCACCGTTGTACGGCTTACTGGATGAATATTTATAGCCCCCGGGGTTGCCAGGGGCTTGCTTTTACGCATTCGCTATTTTCTGAGCGCGGTCCATGCCCGACCCCTTGTCCTTGGCGATGTTCTGGAATGCCGACATCAGGTCGTTGGCATCCGTTGACATCTCCTTCAGGGCGGCGCCGAGTTCGGCATCCTGCATCGAACCCGCGGCTTCCTTCTTCGCCGACTCGATTTCGGCGATAAAGCCCTTGAGCTGCTCGGTGTACTCCATGATTTTGCCCTCGTCGGCCGCGTCAATGGCTTCGGAGAGGGAGTTCACCAGCTCGTTGCCTTTGCGAACGAGCTCCGCGTCCACGCCCTTTTCGGCGTAGGTTGCAAACGGGCCTTCCATATCGGCCCCCTTTCCCGGAACTTCGTCCGGCACTTCGGAGGATTCGCCCTCCGGTTTCACTTCGGCCGCTGGCGTTTCTGTCTCGACATAGGTCTTAACCTCCCCGCCTTCGGCATAACCCTTCGACTTGTCTTTGACGTGGCCGCCGCACATGAAACCCAGGCCCACGTTCTCGGTCTCACCCTCGGTTTTCGCCGTGATGTCCTTCCCGGTCTTGACATCAATAGCCTCCGTGAGTTCGCCATCGTCATTGAATTTGAATTTGAAGGTATCGTCCTTCCGTTTGCCCAGGTCTCCCTGGAGAAGCATATCCGCATAGGTGTTGATTCCGTCATTCCGGAAAATGTCGGAAAGTTCTTTTACCGTGAGCTTGAAAATCCCGCCCCGGAGGTCGGTGCTCTTCTTGGGTTTCCCCGCCCGAATCTCGGTATCGGGCATGACCAGGACCGTCTGTTCACCGCGGGGACGCTGCATTTGTTCTCTGAGTTCTTTGGGCATTTTCTGCTCCTGTTATTGTGCGGGCGGCATGGGGGACATTCGCCCACCCTGATACCCAATGTTTGCTTCGGGGTTTTCCGGACCAGCTCCGGTGTCGCTCATTGCCGGCATGGCCGACTGTTCTGCGCCTACGGCTGGGGTGCCCGGCTGAACTGGCGGCATTCCCGGGGCGCCCGGTGCCGGCGGGGGAGGGGCGGTCATTTGCATTTCAATCTGCTTATTCTGGGCCTTGAGCTGGAGAATCTTGTTCTTCAGCGTCTCCTCGGCAAGCGTCTCCTCCAGTTCCGTGAACTTCTCAAGGGACTTCCGCTGCTTCGGGTTGAAGGTGTCCAGGCTTTCGACCAGCGAGGAGTTGAATACCTGGCGAGTGCCGATGAATTCCGGGGGGGTCACGCGAAGCAATTCGGTCGATACCGCGCGGGTAATCATTCGATTGGTGGCCGCCGCCGGTGACTCGCTAATAACCACCCGGCAACGGGGTAGCATGCTGAAATCGTTTAAAATTGCGCCGTTTTCGCTCTTTTCGTTCGCCCAGAACCCAGCGTCCTTGAGCTTGAAGAACCGCGGAACCCCGCCGATGCTGTACTGGACTTTCGCCTGAAGCAGATAGGCTTCAGCCTTTTCGTTGAGCCACTGGCGAATCCGGAAGAAAACACCATAAGATTGCTGTTCGGCAACTCGGGCCTTCTGGGCGAAGAGATACCCGGACTCCCCAGACTTCTCGGAACGGGCGTCGAAGACGGCCGGCGCCTTGGAAATGCGGTCCGCATAATCCCACATCCGGAGCGCCTGGTCGCGGATATCCGTGGGGAAGGCCGCACGCTGAAGCTGGCGGGGCATCAAATCGCGCTGGAGCATGCCGGGGGCTGTCCGAATCTTGGAGCCCGGGACGTTGGAATTTTTGATATAATCGTTGATTAGGTCGTCATTTTCCCCGAAAAACATGGGGTCGAAGAACTCGGCACCGAGAGCCGTACTCTCGATGAGATTGGTAATCAGTTCTTCCCGGTAGTTGAGTTTCTGGTTGATGTCATAAAGCAGGTCAACAATCGACCGCCAGACGCCGTTAATACGGTCGGCCGACAGGGGAAAGAAAGGAATCCGTTCAACCTGGACTTCGCAGGGCTTCCGCTCAATGGGTTTGTCGGAGATAAGCTGCGAACAGAAGACCGTCACCATACACACCCGCTTCTTCTGGGGGCACTTCTTAATCATCGACGGCTCCCACCGCGGGTTAATAGTGTTCAGCCAAGCGACCTTTTTTGCATAGTCGGTCCCAATCGGGAGGTCCATGCCGGTCATCTTGTCGTATTCGACTTCGACATCTTCTGTCACCATCTCGAACTTGCGGACCACCCGGAAGAGGGAAATCCCGGGCTGAATATTGTCCACCGCATGCATGGGGGCTGGGCCGGTATTATCCGGCTCCTCATATTGCTCCCCGTTCTGGGCGGTAAACTCCCTGGAATTCTGTAAAATCGGGACCGTTTGCGCCAATTCAGGCCAAATTGCGAGAATTTGCGAGGCCGACATGTAACTGACAGACCAGGCAACCGAACAGTCTTTGGCTGAACTGGTTTTCCACCGGGGGTCGAAAGTGATGTACCCGGGGAGGTGGGTGCGGAAATTGATATTCCCGAGCGGATGCGCTGAGTAGTCGATGAACATCTCCTGGACCGTGCAGTAGACCATTCCCCCGCGAACGCATTCGCTGTCGGAATTCTCCCAGTCCATCATCTCCTTATCGGACAACCAGGCATCCTTCAGCCGGCGGGTCATCTCGCCGGTATCTGGGTCAACCGAGACGTAATCGACATCCGGAAGGTTCTTCATCGTGTATCCGTGCAGAGAATCGACCTTCTGGGTCGTCAAGTTGAACGTCGCGGGCTTCCGCTTCTCAATGGCTGCCTGCGACCGGTCCTCGGTCTCATACTGTCCCAGGTCGAGCCCGGCATACATCTCCCAATTCCGCTTCTCCCGGTCCCGGTCGTTCTGTCCAGCAAGCCGCGCGCGGTCAAATTCCGCTTCGAGGCGGTAAACCTCGGTCATTATCTCGTCGTCTAAAATCTTGGGTTCGGCAACAATGTCGTTCATTTCTTCTCCCAGGCGACGATGAATTGTACCGGGACATCAGAAGGGATAGGCCGGCGGATAGCCGTCATTTCGACGTTACGGCCGTTCATGGCATGATAAACACGCCATGCCTGTCCGCATTTATTGCAGACCTGAACCGTTACGCTGTGATGGGAGATTTCGACAAAGCCAAGCTCAGCGCCACACTGTCCGTCATCAACGACGGCGGCGCAATTCAACGGGATATAGGTTTCCCTTTGCTTTGCCATTAATCATAACATAAACATAAAATCGAAAGAATGCAACAAATATTAAATCAAATCAAATCACGTCATTGAAAACGACAATCATTCGTTGATAGATTCCACCAGTTTCATAAGCCTAAGGCCAATTATTCGACTGGTCTGCTCATCGCTTAGAATAACGACCGGCAAAAGAATAAAGCCGGCAACGGCAAAAAAAACGACGGAATATGCGTATCTAAGCATTTTCATTTTTTTCGTCCTCAATCCGCATTTTATACTTCTCAGCTGAAAAATATTTGAAGGCTTCAAGGGCGAACGGGTCTTTTGTTTCACAAAGAACATACATCCGACAAAGACTTACGGCTGCTTCGAGAAATATTCGCTTTTTCTCTTTATTGGCATTGGCTTCACAATTCATAATCCGACCTCTCTTTCTCTTGATTGATTTCGAAGTATCTTCCATTCACAGAATTGTATCCGAATTTTACAATACCCGTGTGACCGCGCATTTTGAATTTGATTTTTTTGACATGAACATCAACGGAATTATCTCCGTTTCGATATACCGTGATGCAGTTATCGGATTTGTTGTACCAATGGCTTGAGCCTGCAATATCATAAGGCTCGGGAGGCCGGTACGCCTCCTCATCTTTGACCTTGTGCATCTTGGCGGGGTGGGCAACCACCCAAACTGCGATATCATTCATTCTGGCGAATCTGCGTATTTTCATCAGTGATTCCCCAATATATTCCGTCTCTGACTTTTTAGCCGGTCGGTTATGGTCTACCTCGTTCCAGGGGTCCAAAATAAGACAATCAATCTTCCGCGTAAGTTTTGCACGAAGCGTAAGCGAAAGAATTCCCTCCATGGAAATATTGTCCTCGTCAGGCTGGACAAATACAAAGCGCCGGTTAATCCATTCTAGGGCGGCTAGAACCGCCGGCTCATCCATCCGGATAGACGGACCGTTATGGAACGGCAGGCCATTCAGCTTTGACGCAAGTTTCTCGATATGAACGGCATACGGATAGTTCTCGGGACTGAATACTGCGAAATTCCAGTCATGCTCGTTTGCTAGCGTCAGTGCCATGGCATCAGTGAACTCGGATTTGCCGTGCCCAGGTATGCCAGTAATTACCGTGAACTCACGGCGTGCGGCCCTAAAATGTTTTGAAAACTCTCTCCACTCGGAAAAAGGTTTACCCTGCTCAAATCCATTACGATAAAACCCAAGTACTTCGTCCTGCATGCTGGAGGGCTCTACTAGTTTACCGCGCTCACGACCATTGACATAGATACGGGCTTCATCATAAAGCTGGTCCCAGGTGGTTGCAGAAGGCATTACCGCGGTTGTAACAACCAGCTCTTCGGCATATTGTATGGCTTCTTGCTTGGTTCCATACCTGCTGTCGATGATTATACAAAGCCGATTAAAGGCTTTTTGCAGAACCGATACTGTTTCGTCTGGAGAAGCAAACGACTGTCCTGACATCAAAAGCGAATCAGCAATATGTTCAACCGCTGTTTTTGCATCAGCCATGAAACATTCTCACCGGCTGAGTTGAGATTCCTCCAGTTGGCTCATCCTCCCACCGGCGCCTCTTTATCCATCGCTCGGGGTCCACAACATATTTTCCGCCCTCCTTGGTCCAGTCTGTTGACTTTTTCTGCCATTCAAGTGTTTTAATGCAGGTTTCTATCGGAGGACGCTCTCTCTGCCATTCTTTCCATGCCGCCCCCTTTCCTACCTTTTTTGGGTATGAGGACCAAAATGAAAGGAATTCTTGAGAGTATTCCGTCTTCCCCCTTGCATCCCCCTTTAAAGGCAAAGAAGAATACAAATACATATCCTTGTCTTTATCCTTATGAGCTAGGCAGGGGCTAGGTAGGTCCTTGCTAGGGGCTTCTTTTCCTTGAAATTTGTCTAAAATACCCTCTTTTTCTAAAATAGCAATAACTGAGGCGTGTGCCCTGTTATCACTGTTTAGACTACCGTATTGATAATCAACAAACTTTTGAACAAACATTTTCTCTGTATTTATTTCTATAATTCTATCTGAAAAATGTTCGTGTTTATATATAAACTCTGGAATATGGAAAGACACCAATTTCCAGTTTATCTTCCATATTCCTGCATGGTCGCAATTGTCTAAAATAAAAATCCAAAATAATTTATCAGCCGTTGGAAGATTACAAAACCAAGGGTCAGCCCATTTGTCTGTAGCCGTGAATCTTTTAGCCATTTGTTCCGCCATATTCTTTTACCTTTTCGTCTGTAAATTCAAAAGAACCGATAATTTTTGATTTTCTCCTTTTGTTCCACTTCTCAAATAATACATCAAAATCATTTGCTATTGCTCCGCAGCCACAAAACTTGCAGCTTATAGTAAACATAGTTTTTCTATAAAATATTTTAGTCTTGAAAATAAGATTTGTGCTTCCGCATAACGGACATGATTTTACGTTTTTAGTCATACACAATTCTTAAAAACCGCGCAACCCCTGGACCCGGAAAGACGCAGGGGTGCGCTCCCTTACGGGAAATTAATGTGTGTTGCCACAGCACTAATCGGAATGTTTTTCTCTTATGACTTTCCGGGTCATGTTATTAATATACTCGAAAAACCTATTTAGCGCAAGCCCTAATTTCCCGTCCACCAGTCGCCGAGGAAGAGGGTGCCGCTAGCTGCTGCTTTTATGCGTCGTATCTCTCCGATTGTACATCGTGGACCATGATTAAACATTTCAAGAGCATTCTTCCCTAAAACGTACTGGACTCGAAAAACGAAATTTCTTTTGCGTTTCACGCCAGCCGCGCGACGCCTTAATCTTTTTGAAAATGCGAGCAGCCGTCCGGGCGTCAAAACGAAATTCATATAGGCCATCCTTTCTGGGTTCTATTTTTAGCGTTTCCACGTGCGCATGGATTTCAAGAAGTTTTTTTATTGTAAGCGGCGGCGTCGATAGTTTTGAGCGCTTCTTCATGTTGTATCCGTTCTTTAATCAACGCCTCAAGCAAAATACCATAATTGACATAATCGCCAATCTTCTCTTCTGTCAAGTCAATTGATGGACACTTGGTTTCGATGTTGTCGATGATATCCAGGATGGAAACAATGTGCTTTGTCAGCATCCCGACAAGCGCACGCTCTGGCGTGCATTGCTGGACGGCGGCCGCCCGCTTGAAATTACTAAGCCGGTCTCCGCCATACGCATACTCGGCGCCCTTGCGGATAAGGAGGGCGCGAATCTTTTCCAATCGCTGTTCGACAACTGCATCAAAGTCTTTGGAATTCATTTGATTTTCACTTTTATTTCGTGGCACTCTGCCGAAATCATATTCGCCAACCCGCGAAGCCGGATACAGCTCGGCATCAAAGAATCGTGATTCAGGAGCCGGTCGCAAATCCGGTGAAGCTTCGCGGTCTGCTGCCAGGTCTCAGAGATTATGGCCTCGACGGTTAGGCGTTCTTTTTTATTCATGCTTACAATATAATGCGAGAAAGCAGAATATGCAAGGGGAAAAAGAAAGAAATTAAAAGAAATTACTTGCATTTTCTTTCATGATGTACTATCTTAAGAACAGCTCATTGAAAACTTGTAGCGTGGCGTAGCGAACGGTTACTTCACTTCTAATGAAGAGGTCGGCGGTTCAAGTCCGTCTCCGTCAGAAATGGCGGATAGCTCAGTTGGTAGAGCGCTAAAATTTCCGTTTGCGTCTGTTCCCGTTACTTTTATTTATTCCGATGGCGAAAGAGTGCGGTTACTTCTTGCATGAACGAGACCACGGGTTCAACTCCCGTGCAATCAGTGATGGTTGTAGTATAGCGGTTAGTACGCGAAAATACCCGTATTCGCATGTTCCTCGGATGTTTTAAAACCGCCGGTGGCGTAGAGGACGGTTCCTTCTATTTTGGTTAGAAAAAGCCCGTCTCTCGTTTGTTCCCTGGCATTTATTAGAAAGGAGCGTCGATGGCAACACTCAACAAGAGGCCCAAGCTTCCTCCGGTAAGGACCAATGAGGGCGCGCCGGCTGTCCGCATTACCGCAGAGGCCGAATTGCGTCGGTCCGTAATGTCCTGCATGCTCTGGGAAAAAGAATTCTATGAGAACGGGGTTTCGATTTCCGAGCGTATTATCGATTTGGTTTCAAAGGTCAAGCCTGAGGTCGCTCAGGCGATTGCCATTGAAGCCCGTATGAACGGGAAACTCAGGCACGTTCCGCTGCTTATCGTACGCACGATGGCGATACTCGCCACCCACAAACATCTTGTTGCAGACACTCTGGTTTCCGTGATTCAGCGCCCGGATGAAATGACGGAGTTTCTGTCCATTTATTTCAAGGACGATAAGGACCAGACGGTTTCCGCCCAAGTTAAAAAGGGTTTGGCGCGGGCGTTCTGCAAATTCGATGAATATTCGCTTGCGAAATATAACCGGGATGGGGCCGTCAAACTCCGCGATGTTCTGTTTATCTCCCATGCGAAACCTAAGACCATCGACCAGCAGGAGCTCTTCAAGCGCGTCGCCGAAAACAAGCTCGCCACCCCCGACACCTGGGAGACCAATCTTTCGGCCGGTGCCGACAAGAAGGAGACCTGGGAGCGTTTAATTGCCGAAGGGAAGCTCGGGGCCATGGCGCTTCTCAAAAATATCCGGAACATGGAAGAGGCCAAGGTTGACCGGAAAATCGTGAAGTCCGCAATCCTGGGCGCCGATTACAAGTGGGTGTTGCCGTTCAGATTCATATCCGCCGCCCGGTTTGCCCCGGCGATGGAGCCCGAACTTGAGGTCGCCATGCTCAAGAACCTGGAGAACAATTCCAAACTCCTCGGTAAGACAGCGCTCTTAGTTGATGTGTCTGGTTCGATGGATTCGCAAATATCAGATAAATCAGACCTGAAGCGTATCGACGCGGCATGCGGCTTGGCGATGGTTCTCCGGGAGGTATGCGATGAAATCGAAATCGTGACATTCTCAAATCAGTTAGTGACCATACCATCACGCCATGGGTTTGCGTTGAGGGACGCGATTGTTCAGTCGCAGCCGCATGGTGGCACGGAACTTGGCTCCGCTGTTTTCTATGCCATGAATCAGTTAAAACCTGAGCGCCTGGTCGTTATCTCGGATGAACAATCTTCGACTCCTGTTCCGCAGCCGAATGGCTTGGCCTATATGCTAAACGTAGCGTCGGCAAAGAACGGCGTCGGATACGGGCCGTGGGTTCACATCGACGGGTTTTCCGAGGCGGTCGTCAATTACCTTAAAGGTTACGAGGAACTATGCAACAACTCCAAGAATTCAGCACTCGAATAGACCGCTCGCTTCTCAAGCGAGTTAAAGACTATTGCCGCAAAACCGGCCGGTCGATAATGTGGGTTGTGAACGCGGCCTTGATTAAGTTCCTCGATAACGACAAGGATTAATCCATGGAACAACTACCGTTCAATTTACAGAATCATGTTCTAGGCATGCGCCAGAATCTCCTGGTTCTTACCGACACGGTGACGATACTTGCCGGCGAAGTCGAGAAAATGCGCGGGCAAGTTAGCGCTGCTCTGGCAATCCTTGAGGCCACCCCTGAAGGCAAGAAGGTGGTTGGAATCGAGGAGGCTTCAGATGATAAGCGGTGAAGAACTTGTCCCGCTGGTTGCCCGTTTCTACCCGCGGGCGTTCAATACCATAATCGTCGAAGGGCGCCTGATTGTCCCGAAGAACTCCGGTGAATACGATAAGCATCTGCTTATTCGTCACAACCGAGCGTGGGCGGTGTTTAGCGCGAACTCCTGGGATGAGGTTAAGACCAAGCTTATCGGATATGTTGACCGGCAAAGGAAAAATCGTTGAGCATCCACGATGAATGCGGAAACAGCCGTGAGGCGGAAACCATTTGGGGGCGAAGGCATGTTATCTGCGTCAAACATGTTCGACTTTATCATCACGGAAACGGCGACAAGTGCATTTGGATTCAGAACGGAATTGAACGAAAGCCTGGGGAGTTTGAGGTATGCGCTACAAAATTAAATACTGGTTCCGAAAGGTCGCGCACGCGATTGGGTTCTGCCCGTACTGCTTCGGGCCGGTGATTACGCTGCCGTCTGGAGCAAGGGTTTGTTCTATTTGCAGGTTGAGATAAAACATAAACACAAAGGAGTTTCAATGAAAATGCTTCCCACTCAAGTTGTCGAAGTCGAATCCGAGGGTTTGGTTGCCCTTCTTGGTAAAACTATTACCACGTTCTGTGCGAACTATATTTATACCGGAAAGCTTGAGGGCGTGAACGAAACGTGCATCAAGCTCTCTTCGCCAAAAATTGTTTATGAGACCGGCTCGTTTGTCGATACAAACTGGAAGGACGCCCAGGAGCTTCCCAATGATTTGTATGTGCAAATCGGCATGATTGAGAGTTTTACTATTCTCAAATAGGTCGAGCATGTACGCAATAAAAAAAAATAAATATAGAGCGGGGTCGTGGTCGGGGTCGTGGTCGAGGTCGGGGTCGTGGTCGGGGTCGTGGTCGGGGTCGAGGTCGAGGTCGGGGTCGGGGTCGTGGTCGGGGTCGTGGTCGAGGTCGGGGTCGTGGTCGGGGTCGAGGTCGAGGTCGGGGTCGAGGTCGTAAACAAAAGGAATAAAAATGTTAGCAGATTACAAAGCGGAAAACTGGACAGACCCAGACAAAAACCCTACGGGTGGGGCCGTGCATGGGGTTGGTCTTGAAATAAAATGGCAGGAAGGCCGTTAAGCAGGGGGTATGGAATGAAAAGCAAGGTCATTAAGATATTCATCGAGGGGGAGAATGGAAATCTGGGTTTCCTCCACGCTAATACCCAAGGGACATTCGATTGGGAGCCCCCGCGGTCGCCCGTTACTTTCACGTTCGAGGCCAAGACCCTGCGAATGATTGCCGATGAGATGGATAGGGCGGCCGGCAAGGAAGTTTCATAGGCTCTCTCATGGAAAAGAAATCACAATACGCTTCGAACCTCAAGCCTTACCCGCATAACGATGCTTGTCTTTGTGTGATGGACAATCCTTGTGAGGGTTGCGATACAAGGGCTGAAAGCGAAGAAGGGGTTGGAAATGAACGACAAGACTGAGCTGATAAAAATAATGGCCGGCTCCAAGAGAGAGAAAAACAAAATTTGTTTTTTCTTATCCGAGAACCAATGGTTGCGGGCGAGGGATTTAGGTTGGTTTAATTTCACGGACTCCGAGTTGGCGAGTGCGAATACTCGCGGGGGGTTCATCAAGGAGACGCAGGGATGCTTGCTTTATGTTGAAGCGAAAGTAAAAAAGCTATGACCTCCAATGATATTCAACGTCTGTTGGCCGCCAAGCACGCGGAGGACGTTTACATTCCCGAATGCAAGGACGGTCCGAGCCAGGGTTATAAATTCGGAATCCTCGACGGTTGGGCAATGAACCGGAGCTGGGCGCACCCCCTCTATTCCGGGTATGAGATTAAGGTCTCGCGCCAGGATTTCATCGGCGATAACAAATGGACAAAATACCTACCGGCCTGCAACTGTCTTTATTTCGTATGCCCGGCTGGGTTGATATCTGTGGCAGAAACCCCGGAACAATGCGGGTTGTTGTGGGCGAGCGTCAATGGGGCGAAGCTCTATACTAAGAAGAAGGCCCCCTATCGGGAAATCCCGGAGCCCACACAACTCCTCAAATACGTTATGATGTGCCGGGTGAAGGTTAAGCGGGAAGAGTATGATGACAAAGATAAGACGAAGTTTTGGCGAGACTGGCTGGAGACCCGGGTGCTCGACCGCGACCTAGGCTATCGAATATCGAAGACGTTGAGGAAAACCGTTGACGAGCGAATTCTTGAGACCGAGCGGGTGAACAAGCGGCTCCAGGAGACCAAGACGGAAGTCGATTCAGCGTTGGCGGCCATGAAAGAAATGAAGCTCGACCTTTATCAGGTCCACGCAGAATGGGGAAAACAGCGCTTCCAGGACAGCGTGCGGACGGCCCTGAATGGCGGGGAGGAGAAGCGGCATTGGTTACAGAGTATCAGGAATGCATGTGATACAATTTTAAAGGAGGTTCAGGAGTGACAGACGAACGATGCAAAAAGATTATGGAAGAGCTGGGGATGCCGGACAGTCATTCGTTAAAGGGCGCCTTAGAACAGGTGGCGAATGAGACAGAACAGCAGGTTCGGGCGGAACTGGAGCCCAAGATTATTCTCTCTGGGAGGAAACTTTGGCATTACAAGGTTTCTTTGTACGCCTTTCAGCGGAGCATCTACCAGAACGAGTTTGTTTCTGAGCAAGTTGATGTTGTTTGCGAGAATGAAAAATATATCATCGTTAAGGATTGGTATTTCTCCAGAATTCACAAAGAGAAGTGCAGTTATGACACGAGCCTTGGTGAATATGATATCAACATCAGGCGGGCGGGTGATATCCTGGAGGCCGGTGTCTTCTATGTTCAGTATTCCGAGACCCCGGTTAAGGCCGGCGTGATAAGGAATCGGATTAAGAAGAAGGTTGCGGACACCTACGGGTGGATGGCGGATATTGATTTGTCGATTATCAAGGGGGAATAAAATGACGAAAAGTCTTAACGAACAGGTGGGATGTATGGGTAAACTGTCTGAAATTAGAAAGCATTTCGATGGTTTGAACGAAACGGCGTATTATGAAAAGAGCTGCCTTCGCTCCATTATTGAGGATGTGGTTGCGGCCTGCCGCTCAACCTATGGCATTGATATCGCAGAATATATTTTTGGGCCGAAGCCACGGAAATATGTCTGTATGGGGGGCGCTACCAAGTGTTTACGCTATAAGACAGGCGGATTATGCCAAGGTCCGCAGTTTGGGAACCCGGCCCCAATCCTTGTAGAAGATGTTGTTTTCAAGTGCCACCTAATGAGGGTGGAAAAATAAAATGATACTGTTTGAGGCGGTTATCTTAAACATCGGTATCCAGGTCAAGGTTTTCGGCCGAACCGAATACGGGCGCAAATCCGAATACCTGCTTATCGCGGCCGGGGCGAAGGACTCCTTTGGCATCAAATGGCTGGACCGGGTGCTCAGAAATGCGTCGTGCTATCTTGAGATTGCGCCGGAACATCCTGGTTTTGGGTTTGCCAGTGTCGATGCGGTGATTAAGTCGGCCTTTATCCAGGTCGGTGCCTTTGAGTATTATTTCAAGAAGAGGTTTGTGATACCTTGGAGGCGGGGATGAAGGCCGGGGATATCGAGAAGGCGGTCTACGATACGGTCATCTGCTCGGCTTCATGGGAACACGGGGTCAGCAAAAAGGCCGCCCAGATGATAGCCCTGGATGCGGCGCAGGCGGCCGGGAAGTTCATGGCCCTGTATCTTCTCCAGGAGGCGAAGAAGAAGCGCAAGATAGACTGGGGGAAGAAGTGGGAGCCTGGGTTGAGGAAAGAGGCGGCAATAAAAAGCGCATTGACGCGGTTGAAGTAAAAGAGTATATTAATGGCGTGACCGGACAAGTCACACGCTTAAAAATTTGCTGATGCCGACGCCGTAAGGATAAGGCATTCCCCAAAAAGGCCACCCCCTGATGCCTGTCCGGTCACAGGGCGGTGGAGCTTTTTAAAGGAACAGACCAGTATGAAAGCCCCGTACTTCCCTCTTTATGCCAAAAACTGGTCAGGCTCCCGCCACGTCCTGGCCATGTCCGGCGATGAGGTCAAAGCATACATGTATCTCTTATGCGAAGCCTGGGACCAGATTCCACGCGCCACTCTACCTAATGACGACCGGGAATTGGCCTCAATCGCCCACATCTCTTTGGACAAATGGACGACGGTAAAAGATGCTGTTTTGGAACGCTTCATAATTGGCACTTGTGACGAGCATTTTGGGCGCTTAGTGGCAAAGTTTCTAATTGAGTACTCTCGTAAGTACGAGAAAAATAAACGACCTAAGAACAAAAACGCGCTCAGAACGCGATATAAACGCGATAAGAACGCGCGCCTTGATAATGCAAATGCAAATGCAGCTTGTATCAGAAAGACAAAATCTAAAGACAAAAGACAATCAGGGGAGTCCGCGAAACCCGACCCGCTGTCCCCCATCGCTTCGACCAATAAACCAACTACCCTCCAGTCCGTCGCCAAAGTCACCCCAGATGACCCCGATACCCTGCGTTTCTACGCCGGTACTACCCCTCAGCCCCAGGAACCCGCCGAATTACCGGAAACACCTGCCGACTTTTACTGATTTTTCCGCCATATTTTTCCGGGACGCTGTTTTAAGCCCCTGGAACGCCTTAAAAACACCCACCCCCTCAAAACACCCCGCCCAGACCCCTGAAAACAGCAGGACGACCCCTTTAAGGCACCTTCCTGAGCCTTTTAGCAGCCCATCCAGACCCCACAAAACAGGCATAGCGAGCAGGAAGTACGTAAAACCAGCGAATTTATGCCGGGAAATTCTAGGACGCAGGTTCGGTACTCTGGAAGAATAGGCAATAGCGCAAATCCGCAGCAAACCGCATGGAGAGAAGGGAGGGTGGGTGAGGGTGTACTGACGTACTCTGTCAGTCCTGCGCGTACCCAGGGGGGTGCCCCTTGTTTCGGGGTGGGTATAGTACCGTATTGCATGATAACGTATAACCGTATTGCGAGAATCGTATTACCGTATAACACCAGGCCGGATTAACCGCCCATGTTAACCTACGATATTGATTAACAACTTTAAGTCACAAGATTAAGGTTATTTCTGACAATGTGTTACAAGATAGGTTTACATAATATATCTTATGCGACCTTGTAAAATGTCAAGGGCATGGGAATTGCGTTATAATACGGTAATACCCGACCCATGGTTGGGGCTGAAATTGATAGGCATCGTTATGTTTTTGTCACTTCTGTCCTTACAATCTCCCCCTACTTTCACATGTATAACCATTAAAATTTGCATAAATTCGCAACATTCTAATGATTTGGACAGATATGTCTAAGGTTTATGGACAGATTTGTCCAAGCATTGTTACATAATAAAGCGCTTCTGGCTATTCGTAAAATTCAGCAATTTCATAAAACCGTACATTTAGCATATCGACACGGCAACAAAAAAAAGGAGAATGAGAATGAAACACTCACAGACTGCCATGTATGTCGTCAGTATGGTAACGGCAATAATCGCAATCGTCCATGCACTAATCACCATAGGGGGATAAAATGGCAATCTACAACAGACTTAAAGGCGAATCAGCGCCAGTCAAAGAGGGGATAGTTGCGGAAATAGCGCAAGCATGCTCTCGGTCCATCAGGGAGGGTGCTATCTTGTCGGAGTCAGAGCAACAGGTTCAGGCTGGTATCATGGTTCAGGCATCAAAGCGCAAGGGCTTAACCATTGGCTATCAAAAGCGGTTGGGCAATGCGGAACAGACGGAAATCATGGCCCTTTATCGTCGGCCTGTTGTGGGGTCATCCGTCAAGTTGATGATTCATCAGGGGTACGCCGATAGCCAACTTGAGACTTACCGCAGGCAGTGCAATCGATTAGGGGTTAAGGTTGGTGATTTGACCGCACAAGAGGCGGGCGTCTATTCCGAGGTTGTTGCATCAACCGATAATAGCCCTTACCTGATTGCCGCGGGTTCTGATATTGATACCAGTGACGCTAAAGTCGGCTATGGCCGCAAGGGGGCAACGGTTAAACCCATCAAGGCGCCTATCAAGGCCGCACCCGTCAAGGTCCAGGAAGACATACGGCAGTGGTTTAAACAAGCGCTTGCGCAGGGTGACGATGAAATGATTAGCGCCGCCCGGCATGCTGCGAAAACGAACAAGGTGGATTTAACGACCCTGTAAGCTTCCCAGTCTCTTCGGTTCGGTGCATAGGCGGAGCTATATTCAGACGGGTGAGCCCGTGCAAAGCGAAGCCATATCAAAACAGCTTCTCGAAAGCCATGGGCGAGGTCTATCTAATGGGCTGAAACCTGATTTTCGGGAAAGCGATTGTGTAACCAACAGTCAACCAATCGGGCATAGTCCGAGGTGGGTTTAAGTCCCTCGATTCGGGCTTTCGCCATTCCGATTATCAGCAACAAACAATTAACAGCGGGGTATCCAATGGCACAAGTCATTGCCAATGGGGTTACGGTTTTTACCGGATTGCTTGAAAATGCGCTCAATGAATGCGCGAAACAGGTTCGTCTCGGTTACACGGTTGCGCTTGTCGATTTGGACACGGATGAACGGTATCTCTTTTAATAAACCTTTCAACAGCAGGAGAAATCATGCGTACCCAGAACAGAATCAACGGCATCTTGGGCGGGCTTCGGACCTGGAGGCGATAATGGTCAGTTCTTACCCACGCCATCCGATGCCGAATGGAATCGCTATCTCAGGGAAAGTAACGAAGGGCCGCGCCAGCTAAACAATCAGGGGTTTGAACAGCGGTTCTACCCCTCTCAATGTCTTTCCTCTCGTTGCGGGCATATTGAATGCCCTGCCGATTGCTCGGGGTGGACGGTCAGGCAACAGTTTAAGAACTGGAGTGAGCGGGTGAAAGCCGTGCAGCCGGACCCCGTTTGGTCTCCGTGTCTTTGGGTGGCAACAATCAAGGAGTAGGCTATGAACCTCAATCACCATCTCTCCATCTTCCTCGCCGGCGCCCTAACCGCCGGGCTGTTCGGTGTCCTGTTCTTCAGACAGGCGTGGGCGTGGCTGGAAGTGGCGGGAATCGATTAAATCAGGAGACGCAATGTATAAAATTATACCCCCGAATGCCATGCTTTACCCGGTAGAATTCGGGCCGTTCAAAACCGAGGAGTTAGCGCGCGAAGAGCTGGCTAAAATACTCCCCAACGAGACCGCGCTTTATCTCGACGACCTGGCGAAACGTGTTATCGTAAAACTGAGGGTCAAAAACCTCGAATGCAACTGCTGCGGCAGAAATGCTCCGGCCTATAAACAATGGCATAATCGGGATATCGGATATGGAATGTGCCGCCGCTGCATTAAGAGTATCCGCTCGAAAAAGCAAATGACCGAGGAGGAAATCAAATCCTCTTACGGCGTCGAAGGAATCCACTGGCTTTAAACTCAAGGGAGGTCTCAAATGTCCGTCAAAGAACACACCATTCTTTCCGGCCTGTTCTTCGAAATCGCGTCCGACCTGAAGCTGCGGAGCAATCGGGCGACCCAGGCGCAGCTCAATCTCCTTAACACCAGGAAATGGGGGCTGTGATGAAGTTTAAAAACTTCTCTGTGCTCTTTATTTACCCTGACAATGGGCAGGTCGGGGCGTCGTTTGTCCGGGCCGAGAATGCGAATCATGCATTTTTCGGCCTTGCAAAGAGGATGGCGCGACAAGGAAAAGACGTCGACATTATCTGTGCCATTCCCATGAGATATAATCGCTATCTAGAATATGCTGGAGATGGGACTGTTAGTTCCGAAGTTGTACTTTCTCAACCGGAGGTTTTTAATGCCTGAAATCACCCAAGCCGAACAGCGCCTCGTCGACTGGCAGTATGCAGGTAAAAGTGAATCCTTCTTCATCAACCTCTTCCGGGCAATTTCAAAGGCCGATACCTTTAACCTTGTCCGTCTGAGCATGGGTTTTCCCGATGAAGTCGAAGCTTATCGCCGGTTCGCCAACGAGTCCGGATATTGGCAGGATGTTCAAAGAAGGGCGGGCATAAATGGCAATTAAAATCGGTAAAACCATCTGGGATACCGAAGAGTCACCGAGCATGGCTTTGTGGCGCCTGCTGAGAAGTGCCGTCATCACCGACGGCGGTCACCACAAGCAATGGTATCTCGAACAAATTGCAAAGATTCTTAACATCCCGCTCCCCGAACACGACCGCGGAATTGCACCTTAACCCAGGAGTCCCTCATGTCTCGCAAGCCGTCAAACAATCGCCTTCTCCGCCTCATCCAACGTCTTCGCCGTGAGAATCCGGCCGGGGCGGCCTCCCTCGCCTGGAATCATGGAATAGTGGTGTTTTCATGAAAGCCAAGCGCCTGGCCGCGATACTCCTCGAAGACCCGGAAGCTAGGGTTCTTGTCGGGGAGCCTTTCGACGGCCCCTATCACCAAATTCTGCAAGTTACCGTCCCTTGCGCCGATAACACGTTTGTCATCTACCCCAAGGATGCGAAAGTCAAACCCTTTTAACCGGAGTAAATCATGAAGCTCACTCTCAAAATTCTTGAATCATTTAACGCTTGTCACGACGGCAAGATGTGGTTTGCTGCCCAGAAATCCAGAACCGTTAAAGGCGTGGTGGATAAGCTCATTGCGCAATCCAAACTTGACTGGGCCAATTGGACGGTCTCTCGAATGATGAACCACGATAATAAAATCCGGTACGCAATTTTCGCGGCCGAACAGGTTCTCTCGATTTACGAGAAACAACACCCAGACGATGCGCATCCCAGAAAAGCAATTGAAGCGGCCAAGAAATACTTGGCGGATAAGTCGGAAAAAAATAAAAATGCCGCCAATGCCGCCGCCAATGCCGCCTATGCCGCCGCCTATGCCGCCAATACCGCCGCCTATGCCGCCATGAAAGAAAAAATCATCCGATTCGGCCTTACTTTAATCAAGGACCAAAAATGAACACCATCACAATCAACGGCCGCAAATACCGAGCTCTTTCAACCCGCGCCCTCCTCCGCTACTGGGAACTCAAAACCCGCTAACCTTTTCAAAGGAGACCCATGTTTTATCTTCCTGCCGAGTATATTTACCGGCTCCGCAAGGCGTGCGCAGTCGATGGAACGCGAACTGCTTTAAAAGGCGTCTATCTCGACAAGGTTTTAGGCCGGGCGGTTGCCACCGACGGCCATAAAATGGCCTGGTTTGACAGCGAGACCATTAAAAACATCCCCGAGTCCATAATCCTGAAGCTCCCCGAACTCAAGACCCCTAAGTCGGGCCGCGGGAGTCTGCCTTACTATCCTTTCATCGGTCTGCCAACCGTTGAGGGCGAGCTTTGCTGCCTGTTCTGGGCTCATACGGACAGGAGGGACACGAGCGTTGCCGTCCATGTTCCCTCCCCCGGTTCTCCGGAATATGCCCTCTGCGAAGTTCTGAAGGGTTGCGATTATCCCAACTACGCGGAAGCCATTCCCGGCCCAAAGGACGCCTTCCGCCTGTTCTCGATGGATGCCGATATTTACAAGACGATGGCGGATATCGTCTGCGCCCCCCGCAACCGCTGCCTGGTGATGCATGAAAACATCAATCCGCTCAAGGCTGTCCGGGTTATGGGCTATGACAACAAAATGCAGGGCTTGGTTATGCCGGCGCGGGTTATGGATTATGAAAATTTCGAGACCCGCTTTGAAATGACCGCCCCATCCGGAATTTACTGCAATGACCCTTCGCATGCCACTACCCCGGAAGAGCGAATCGCCAACGATAGCACACGGGCTACGGTGGTCAAAGAATATCAATCCAAGCTCGATGAATTGACCGCCGAACTCTCGTCCGTCAAAGCCCAGCTCGAATCCACGCAGGTTGAATTGGCGGCCTGCCGTTCCGAGGGTCCGTCAATCGAGCCCGGGGTTGAGGGGTTAATGACCCCCTCACAGAAGCGCTATCTGTTTATCCTCTCGGGAGTCAATTACCGGCGGGAGACCATGACTTTCAAACGGGCCTCCGAACTCATCGACCAACTGAAAGGGGTTAAGGCATGACCGCGACAATCACCAAAGAAGACCGCAAGCAGTGGAGCATCGATAAAAAATCCGAACTCAAAGAGAAGCTCGATTCCGTTCTCGACAAGGCGCTGACTGACCCCGGTAAAATGCGGGAACTGACTGACCACTATCGGGTACTCGGAACTTACAATTACTCGTTCAATAACTCCTGCATGGTCTATGCCCAGGGCGGGAAGCTCGTTCAATCGTTCAAGAAGTGGGAGGAATTGGGACGGATGGTCATCAAGGGCCAGCATGCCCGGATTTACATCTTTGTCCCCCTGTTAGTCGGCGATAAATCGAAGAAGGATAAGCCGGAGGGCGAGGAGAAGGCGGACGAGAAAAAGAAGCTCATCTTCAAACTGGCGCCCGTTTTCGATGTCACGCAGACCGAGGGCGAGCCCCTGAAGTATGCCCACGACAGTGCGGATACGGCCGCCGTTTCCTTTGACCTGCTGGCCCCGGCCGTCCAATCGCTTACCGGTTTGCCGGTCAAAACCGGGCCGACGGGAGAAATCCGCGGCTGGTGCAGCAAATTTGAAATCATGGTCAGTGAGTCGTCGAACAATGCGGATAAGGTCCGGACGCTGGTTCACGAGGCCGCGCATGCCCTCCTCGAACATTGCGGAAGGGCCGAGAAGAGCCGGGAATCCCGTGAGGTTGAGGCCGAGGCGGTGGCAAACCTGGTTATCAGTTACTTCGGAATGGATGTCAGTCTGTCCGAAGCGTACCTTGCCGGGTACTCGAACGGTATCAAGAGCATCGATAAACAGGCTATATTAAAGACGACCGACAAACTCATCAAAGCTTTTAAACCGAAGGAGAAAGAATGAAGTATCTTCTCGCCGTCCTGCTGATTGTATCTGGGCTTCTGGCTTATGACTACTGTGCCTTTTGCAATGGTGCAAAACAGGTGTCGTGCGCCAACTGTTCCGGGACTGGATGTTCGTTCACCTGCTCCAACTGTAACGGAATGGGCATGACTCAATCAATGTGTACTTCTTGCAATGGGAGCGGGCGGCCAACATACGGAAGCGGCGCCTGCTACTTCTGCCGTGGAATGGGGTATAAAAACGAACGCTGCTATTCGTGCCGAGGGACAGGGTGCGGAAATAAATGTTTCGCTTGCGGCGGCCGGGGGATGGTGAACTGCCCCTATTGTATAAGACGATAGATTAATTTATATTAATAGTGTCGAGTGGGCCTTCCGCAAAAGAACCACCAACGACACTACTGAATCTGCGTCTGCCTCTGCTTACCACCGGCGTCAATTCTTTGCGGAAGGCCCACGCCGAGAGTGGAGGCAGTCGCTTTTATTCTTGGACCGGTTTCTGACCTAGGCTTTCACGGTCGACGCAAAGTAGCTGGGGGGTGTCGAAACCCACGACTTTACGCGATGACCCCTCGCAGCCGCGGGGATGCCGCCGTCAACGTATCGGCCCAAAAGCACAGTCGAAAGACTAGAGGGCGAGTGGGGAACGGGTTTAAGTGCGAGCCCTGTTCAACGGCTTTACCATGCCGAAAGAGACTAACGCATGGAACCCTATTAAGCGCATGCCCCGAAAGGCATAGGTGCTTAAGAATAGGGGCGGCTCTATCCAAACGAAAAGGAGGTAGCTTGATTAAATCCACCGCCGCATTTTACGAGGACTGGGACCGACTAGTCAGTCGCTTTCACGCCAACTCTCCATACAAACTCCAGAAGACTATCAGGGATATTTTCTCTCACGCCCGTGATGAACTGGAAGCCGACTTGAAATTCCACGGGGCGATGAAAGATGATTGAAACCGATAACGATACCTATACCGAGCACTTTAAACATTGGAGTGGCAATGACCCAAGGCGAACAGATGTTTCTCGACTATCTTCAGAACACCAAGCTCCCGTTCTTACGGGAGAACGACCCGCAGACAGCGAAAGAGGTTGAACAGTGCATTATGATTATCAACCGAATGGATGATTGTTTAAAATAGTCTTTGCAAAAGCGGCTTATGCATAGTATATTTACTTGAGAACAAAAAGGGCACCAACCCGTTTACCCTTAGACGGGGGTTGAGAAATGAAGACGGTGCTGCGCCGGGAGGAATGGAGGCCGCCTCACCGGAAGTGCCGCCAACTAGAAAGGAAATAATGCCGAAGCAAAAACAGTCGCTCTTAACTCAATGGGGGTACGCTCAGAAGCATGGCGAACATTGCCCATACTGTCTCGTTCCTTCAACTGAAATCGCAAAGTCAAATACTCTCCGCCGTCTGGGAGAAGAGTTTGGCCGGGAGTGCGAGTGCGCCAGTTGCGGACGGACTTATATCGATGTCTTCCGGCTCATCGGATTCTACGGAACCAAGCAGGGCAAGGTCGAAAAGACTGAGCCCGGGCCTATAGTGGAGCCCGGCGCCGAAGGTTAGTCGAATGTGGCTGGTCATTGGCTCCCGTTGGTTTCCAGAACAGGCCCGGACCCTAATTGGTTTGGGCTGTGGATGCGGGACGACACAACGACTGGTCCCGCTGGTCAGCGAGCGAAAGCAGGGGGCTTACCGGCTCATCTTAGTTTGCCCAGTATGCGATGGGAAGTATAGCGCCATTGGAAGACCTTCAGCGATGGAGAAAGCGGCATTGGACCAACTATCACAAGCAACCTATCCGGCCGGACAGTATCTCTGCGTGTCGAAGATTGCCGGGTATCTGGAAATGGATGCCGAGCTGGTTGAGACCGCGCTGTTTGATTTCTTTGTCCGGTTTGGGCATGAAGCCTTTATGGACATCATCCGCTTCTGCATTGCAGCCGAGGAGCGTGACGCCACATGGCTTATCCGTCCGACATTGGAAAACGACTTCACGGAGGAGGGCGCCGACAAGCTCAAGTCCGCTCATTACCTTCAGTCATGGAGGGTTGATGTATCGCAGGCGTAAGTTCGACTTAACCCTGGCCGTCAAGTGGATGATGTTTTTACTGTTCTGCTTCGTGCTTTTCATGTTTATGTTTGGAGTCGATGTCTTGACGGCCGGAGGGTATATTCGAGGTACAGGTGCGGCGAAAGAATACTGCGAAAGGAAAGCCCATGGTTATCGCAATTAAGATTTTTGTCTATCTGGTGTTCGTTCTTTATGTTGGGGGGTGTATTTTTGGGGATGCATGATTACTACGCGGCTCGATAAGCGGACCAATCACGCAATAACTGCGTGTCGTTACAGTTGTGTTCAATGTTTTTGGCGCAAATCAGGGGAAAACGAGGCTTTCAGCCTCGAAAAGATTTTAAAAATAAGTGTTGCTCTTGCTCTTGCTCAAGCGTTTGTGTATATTATAGGTAGGATAAGAGACAAACACAAACTAAAGGAGCCTAAAATGAGACAGGAATTTTTAGACACGCTGAATCGCCGCGAAGCCGTAAAAATGGCCCCATGGGCCGCTGTCGTTACGCGGTGCGAGGGTGGGTTCAGGGCTTTTGAGTCCCTGGACGACGCTAAGGTTTGGAGAAACCAAAAATGAACTGGACGCCCTCAAAGATGGGAAAAAAAGGAGGGGCCGCAAAAGGCCCCTCCAAGGTTCGCGGGGATTCGGCTTATTATAAAGCAATACGGGCAAAGCGAAAGGCAGCGCCAAAAACACTAAACAACCCTGGGCTGGCCGGTTCGCAGGCCAAAATTAATATTATGGTAGACTGTTTTGGCCTGCTCTCCCAAATGCACTACCCTCCGCGATTGCTGTGGGGCGCTGGTCCGGCCTGTCCTGACGGCAGGCCGGCGCGCGCCCCATCCTCACCCGCGTCATGTCGGGCCGCTAAGTTTAGTACGGCGTGCGTTCCGCGAACCGTTATCACATACGGGAAACATTATGCCGAAAAATATTGAACAATTGTGCCAGGATTTCCGCGACCGTGAGCTTGATGCCTATCTAGACGGCATAGACGAGGCGGAGGCTGCGGCGGACGAAATAGAGGAGGAGATGGAATGATGTGGCTTATTTTGTCCTGCTTAATAACCCCGCACCAGCAATGGAAGAATGTTATTGACCAGCTCTATTGCCCAACGTACCGATACGTTGACGTTCGGACGGTTTGCCTGTCGGTAGCGGATTGCTTGGAGACGGCAAGTATTTCCTAATTTGTAGCGGAGACCCGTGCTCCAGGAGTTTATCGAACTTCTTCAGGAATGCGTCCTTGTCTCCTGAATATTCGCGCAAGACTTTTACCGGCTTCTCCATCCGCTTAGTCTGAACTAGTATCGAGACCAGATTACAGAGCGCAAGACATAGGGCGTGCGACGCATTATCCGGGCGCCCGCCGTCGATGGACCATGTTTCGAGCTGCATCTTCAACTGTTCACAGTCGGGGTAGATGTTTAATCTCCCGGCATTGACCATCTTATTCAGTTCAAGAATCGACCCATCTAAGTCCCAATAGAAATTCGGCTGAATATAAATCTGGTGCTGTCTCTCCCACTGTAAATATGGCCCGTCCTTGACCTTATTAAATTCACTAGCTTGCTCGGTTAATCCGAATATCCCGCGATTTCCATACCACATAAATCGTCGGGCTTTAATTTCCGTCCCGCACTCTTTGTTGTACATGTCAATCATTTCATTCAGACTCCGAACGATACTTCCTGGCCCCCCAAAATTGCTGAACCCCTCATAGAAAACGAGAAGCTGGCCCATTTCCTTGTCCCAGGTGGCGAGTAATACGCTGTCTTCCATGTTTTTTTCATGCCAGATTGAGCCGAATAGTTCGACACGCCGCTGCGGAACGTAGTCGAATCTCACGCGGTCGGCCTTGTAAACGGTCTCCCGGATATGCACCAGCCGCGGTAAAATCTTCTGCTCCTGCGCCTGATTGGAGCAGCACATTACAAAGGCGTCCGCACTATCGGGCGAGCGGTGGATACGCTTCTTAAAGTCGGCTTTGCTCTCGATGATTTGACGACCGCGGTTATCGAGCGATGCCTCCCAATTGCGACCGGCAAGTTCTTCGCGCAAGAAGTCATCGCGCGGAATCTCAAGTTTCTCCATCATCTTCCCGGCATCCGCCCACATTATAGAGCCGTGGTTGCCGTAATGGTCATCACCAGAGCCGCCGAAAGTAACGGGGATAACATCAAGACCGTCCATTACATTGCGCCGTAATTGGTCTACACATGAACCACCTATTCCCGTATCGTCAATCTTGACCCGTATGATGGATTTATAGTCAAACTTTTTCCTGAGCTCGCGGACCACCGTAAGCACTTTCTCGGTCGTCTGTACGGTATCTTCCTTTTTTCCTCGCCATGGGGTGAGAACGCGGTATCCCTTGCGGGCGTAAATCACGGTACTGTCATCACCAAAGCGGGCAACATCAACCCCTAATTCAATCTCTCCAGGGGTCTCATCCATGGGCATGCCCAGGTCACGGTCTTCCGCCTCGCAAATCGCGTTATATGGGATAACCGCGCGGGGGTTTCCAGACGGGAACTCCCCGAATATTGACACCTGAACAACATCATGGTCTATCCCGTAGGCGTCGATGGTCGCCCGGTCATCGGCGGTCAATCCCTTCTGCTCCTGCTTAAAGTGCAGACGCTTCCATCGGTCTTCCCATTTCTCATGCTTATGGGTCTTATAAAAATACCCCGTCACTCGGTTGGGGTTGCTTATCAGGAGAGTCCGTATCTCCGCCTCCTTGCCGTAGGATTTCTTGTTCGACAACTGAGTGGCTTCGATGGTCTCCAAAATATCGTCGGCCACTCCCGAAGCCTCATCGATGATGAACATCTGGTGTTTGGCATGGTATCCTGATAGGCCTTCCTTGGTCTTCGCCGTTCGGGCTACCGCATACCAGACGTTCTCATAACCGACAACCTCAATCTTTTCCTTGGACCAATGCAGAAGCTCACGGAGGGGGCTTGGGTGTAGCCATTTAGCGGTCTCTTTCCAGAGAACGTCGAATATCTGGTCGGCCTTTGGTGCCACACAGACGACGCTTGCGGAAGGCCTGGTGGCGAGGAACCAGATTGCCGTCCATGCGGCCAGCGCTGACTTCCCGCGGCCGCGCCCCGAACGAATGGTCACAAACTCCTTGTCTCTCAGGGCCATGAGCGCAGCCCACTGGTGCGGCCAGATTACAGGCTTTACGCTGCCCTGGGAATACCGGAGAAGGGTGTCTTGAATGAACGCCACGGGCTGGTCAATGTAATTGGTAAGCAGTTGGACCGGGACGGTGACGGGGGATTTCATGATTCATCGCCCTCGTCCGGTGCGGGGAGGGCGCCAGCCGGGTCAAGTTCTGATACCATTTCATCGGTCTTTGCATCCTTCGCCCGGGCTTGGAGCTTGGCCGCCCGTTCTTCATGGGCTCGGGTTAGGGCTTCAAACAGGGATTCGTCGGAGGCTGATTGTTCAAGCTCTTTCTTCTGCTTTGGCATTTTATCGACCAACCCCAATATCTCGGTCATCTGCTTGATAGCCTGCATCTTATCATAAAGGACAAGCCGTGGACCCCATTCGGTATTATAAACCTCTTTAACGACCGATGTTTTTTCAAGGGTCTTTGAGTCGAACACCCGGACCACCGTTTCGTTCCATTCTTGGTATTCGCCAAGGTCGGCGTTAATGATTTGCCGTAACTGCCCGACGGTCTCCTGGGTGACAACCTCATATTCCTTGCGGATAATCTCCAACCGGGATTCAACGACCTCCCTAAACTCGGCAAGGCGTACCCATTTATAGGCATGGGTGTTGGAAACCGAGGCCCGGCGTGCTGCCTCAACCACATTCATATCCTTCAGATATTCTTCGAGGAACAGCCGTTGCCGGTCGGATAAACCGCGCTTGGACATTATCAGGGCTTCGAGGCTGTCGGTCTTCAGCGCCTCAAGCTTCTTGCTCATAGCCTTTCGAACTTTGCCCATCTCCATCGGATTATCTGGCTTCTTGAATTCAGGCACGGATTCCGGGGTCTTATCGTCTTCCATTACCGCTCCTTCCAACTGGCTTCCAGGAGCAGGGCATAGGCATTACAGCCCTTGCTTATGCACCAGACGTAAAAATCTGCATCATCGGTAACAAGGGTATTGCCGCATTCCGGGCAGGTGAATCCGCTTTTTTCGTGATGGAAATCGAGGGGGTTATGATGCTTGGAGGCCATACTTACGCCAACCTTTGAAGCTGTTTATCATGGCGAGCAGAGGCTTGTTGTTCTTCACGGTCTCGCCCCAGATGGTCATCCCCGTCGGCTCCAGGTATTCAAACGTACCGGCGCCATGCTTGGCAACCACCATGGGGGTCAGTCGCTCATGGCATCTGATACTGAATTCAACATCATCAAGGTTGTTATGGATAATATCCTTTAAAAGCAACCCATCCAGCGTAGACCAGTGATAGGCCATAACCCCGGTGCCAACCATCATCACCTCGGCATCGCGCAGAACCTCTTTCCGACAGGCATGGATTTCAAGGTTGCGGCCCCGCCCCATTCCCTGATAGGAAATCATGGGTAGGTCTATATTCCGACCATGCATAGAGACCACGGCTCGCCTGTCATATTTTTCAATCGTTTCAATCATGATATCACAGTAGTGCTCCGGGTAAACAAGGTCGTCGTCGCAGAAGAACAGGTATCCGCGCATGCCGCAAATCATAAACCGTCCGGCACTTCCCCGGTCGGGCTCGTTTTCCACCGGGACAACATTCTTTATCGAGCGCAACGACTCCGGGAGTTTTGCCCCGTTATTACAGTAGATAAAAAGAACATCCACTTGACGGGCGATACTCATGGCCGACCGCTCTACGATATTCATCCGAGAGGGCATGGTCGGTATGCAGGCAATACGGTAGCGGTCAATACCGCGGGCTGTCTGTTCAAGCATAGGAGAGCTTCGCTTCCTCGCGGTCGAGATAATAGCGGACCTTCTGCTTGATGCGCTCTTGCGGACGCAAAAAGCGATGATGCCTGATGCTTATAATCGCCCCCTTGTTATCATAGATGAACGGGTGAAGGGCGTTCTTATCCCAGTGGGCCTTAACAATCAATCCACTGTCGAGATTGCCGGGAACATGCAGTGATGAGTCATAAATGCGACAGTGCTGATAGATATATTTCAGGTGATGCGCTTTGCGATAGGTGCGAATGGCCGAAAACTTTCTTGTCGTACCCTTGGCGTCTTCGTATTCCATTATCCGATAGACATCGGCCATGGTTATCGGCTGAATCCCAGCGTTGTCTATTACCTCTTCATCGGCATCCAAAGACCAGTAGAAGTCTCCGTCGGGCACGGCCGCCAGCGCGGCATTGCGCTTATCAATCTGAGTCTCCCACCCATTTTCAGGACAGGGGATAAAAACATCGGCATGTTTTTTCGCAACATTCTGATTCTCTTCCGTACTGGCATAGGTGTCCACGCTCATCCCGTTTATGCGGTTAGTCTTCACGAAATCCACATACGCCCCATCAACGCAAATGATTTTAAAGCCATTGCGCTTCATGGACCCGAGACACAAATCAAGAAGTTCGGGAGTGTCATTGTAGAATATTACTGCCGCCCAATGTGTCGCTTGCGCCATGCTTCAAACTCCAGTTTGTTTTTGTTTGCCCCGTTTATCGTCCCTCGCCCGAGACCAAATAGAACCAGATACCCGAGAACGATTATGCAATAGGCTACCCCGCATAAGACCACTATCTCCATCTTTGGTAACATAAGAGCGCTACCTTGGGGTGCAGGAATTTGGATTTATCAGACCGCTTGAAATCAGGGAGTCCGGCGTCCAGGAGTTCAAGTGAAATCTCAAACGTATGGCAACGGTCAGGCTTAATCCCTATCCCCGTGAGCATAATTATAGAACGCTCTGAAATGCGGTTAAGCTCGGAAAGAGTTTTCTCAATATCCTTTACCCCGTCCAGGACGGCGAAGCACATTACTGTATCGAAGTTACGATGAAGCGTACCGTCTTCTATACATATTTTGCTTACTGTATCATCGACAGGGAACGGGTCTATGCCGTTGTATTCCCCGTCAAACCCGAATTCCAGAAGAGCAGTCATAAGCCGCTTTTCTCCGCATCCAACATCGAGAACAACATCCTTCGGCTTTAGCCAGCCGGAAGCCATAGCATAGGCGACATGCTCTTTGTAGTCATCAATCACGGGCTGTTTCTTTATATCGCCTATCGAGCGACGATGAAGCAGGTTTTGCATTTTCTCAAACCAGTCTTTATTTTCCATGTGATGTCCTATCGTTTTCCTTAATATGGCCCTCAATATCGAGCAAGAAAACTTCGGGGAAATAATCACTCAAAACCCTGTCGATTCTATACCATGGGATTAGCGGGCACTCTTTGACGATGTTCTCGAATTTCCGCTTTGACTTCCAGGCAGGACAAGTTACACCCATGGCCGGGAGGCTGAGACCAGATGATACGATATTGATTCCCGCGGTTGCAAGCGAACTGGTCATCTGACTGTCCATATACCGCATAGACCCGGTATTGAACGGCGCCCATGAAATTGCGTCCAGTGCCTTATATGAAAGCATGCGGCCTGCGCCAACAGTCTCCCCTCGGCGCTCGTTTTTATACCCGCTCCAGAAGGCCATGCGCTTATACCCATCGTCGCCAATATCGAGGAAATAGTACTGTTCAATTCCGGCGGCTTCGATTGAGTTCTTTAACATGTACGAAACCATTTCGCGGCAGTAGCCCTGATAATACAAATCATCGGAGCCTGAGAATAAAACAAAATCAACGCTGTCTTTAAAGAACTTAAACCCGGCATTCCATTTGTCGGCCAGGATATTTTCATGAACGAGATATTTAACTGCACTTTTTTCGCACCAATCCAACACCTTTTGATTATCTGTTATGACCAAGGGTACAACCTCGACATCCTTCTGGTCCTGGATGCTGGCTATTGTGGCCCGCAAGGTAACGAGCCGGTCCTGAACTGGGACAGGACAGCCAATCTTAACACCCACGGTAGCGCCTCGCAATTTCTTTCATCTTCTCCTCGTGCCTCACAAGTAGGTCACGGCCGACACCAGGAAGAGGATGAGGACGATGACAATCATCGCGCCGACACCGGCACCTATCTTCGCCCCGCTCCAGAACATTTCCTGCATTACCTCGGCGCACTGTCCGCACGACTCTTCGCCACATGATTCTTTTTCGACCATCTGGCCCTCGCCATTTTGGACGCCTCTTTACTCCCGAGGCGCCGTTTGGATTTTTGACCACCCTTGCGACCCACGCTGGAGAGATATTTCTTGATGATTTGGTGCATGGCTATAATATACCTAAGCCGGTTAAGGAGTGCAAGATGTTCGTGCGACACTGTTAATTGAACAGGTGATGGCATTTTTTACAGTCATATCTATATTCACTCCTGATAATTATCGAAAACTCGCCCCACCCACAATACGGACACGATGGGGTATCTTGCTTTTTTGTCGCTTGTTCTATACCACGACGCATGCCCTCATCCCACGCTTTTTGAAGAAAGGAGTAAAGCGTGTATCCCTTTGGTTGATTTATACGAAACCAGTTATGAAATTTTGTTGTCATTCTTCCCTCTAGGGGCATGCCTTATTTCGCCTAACGGACTAGTTTGCCGAAGTTGCCGGTTCCTCCGGCAATTTGGGAGAGGGGCAGAACCCCTGCCCCGAACCGGCAAACGATTGTTGGCTGCTGTGGTTTTGGCACGCCGCCTTTGATTCAAGTATGAACACCCCTTGCGCTCTTTTTGTTTTGCATGGCTGTTTTGTATCTGCTTCAAGCCAGTTTACCTCTCCACCATAACGAACTTGAGCGCCTGCACGCATTAACAGGGCGATACTCCATGGCAAGGGTAGGATAAATACGCTAGAATTACCTTTATCCATTTCGGCAATAGCTTTACGAGCAAAGGCAGAAGGACCACCAAACGGAGAGTCCACTTTTATAAATGGTGGGTTGACATAGTTGCGCTTGCCCCACGGAATAATGAGACTGTTGTAATCAAGCGGTCGCGGACAAGGGCATGGGTCAAAGTCGAAATTAAATTCAGCATTTAATTCCGCGTATTTTTCTGGAGGTGTGAGCCAAAATCTTTCTTTCATTTTACTGCCTTTCCCGAAAACTTGTTTGCGTTATTGCCTTGCGCGGTTTAAAATTGCAACCAACGGTCAGGTTTCCCGAAGTGGTCCGCTTCCATCAGAAACCCAATCAGGCGGACCATTTGGGTCGGAGGGTGCGGAAGCACCCGTAGCCGGGAAACCGTTTGTTGGTTGTAGTTTTAAACCGCGCTCTTTAATTCTAATTACTGCGTGACACTCACCATCAAAATTATATCGAGTAACCGCTTTACATTTTAGGAAACAATCCATTTTTTACTCCACAGTTATTCTGACATTACCATCGGTAGCATCAAAAAGAACATCCACGATCGGTAGCATCAAAAAGAACATCCACGATATCGCTATCAAAATCATAGTCGGCTTCCTGACAAGTCTTGACGTAGTCGCGGATAGCCTGCTCAAGCACCATCCTTGCGTTTGCCCTTGCATCATCTTTTTGACTCATATTTTCCTCCGAGTGCTTGCACGCGCTAATTGTATTGCGCGGTTTAAAATTTCAACCAACGTACTAGCATGATGCAGTTGACGACTCTATAATATTATTTTCGTCAATTGAATCATGCGGTTGTTGGGCGGGCGTACTCGCCGGACTGTTGCCCGCAGTGTCAGGGATGGCACTCTTAATTTTACATTGTGTAACTACATTAACCGTAAATGACCGCGTAGTCTCAGATGTATAGCTCAGTATTGATCCGCAATTTCCACATTCATATTCATCGTCATCGTCTTGTCTTTCCCATGAGTCACTATCCACATGTCCGCAAACAGGACATTTTATTAAACATTCATATTTCTCCTCTGGCTCCTCAGTAATGGTGATTGGCTCGACAAGACCAATACTACCACTTTCAACTGTGTTTTTTATAACATAAAGAGAGCCATTGATGTTGACAACATCCCCCATGTCTACGTCTTGACAATCACACAATATGTTTGTTTTCGGCATTTTGTAGTTTGCTTTAAAAATGTAATCGAGATAATCTTTGGGCCTTAGCATTAATTTCATTGTCTTTCCTTCTTTCTTTTAGCGCCACGATGGCGCGTTGTCTTGCGGGCAATTGCGCCCAACGTATGGCGCTGGTTGAAGTGCGGGCTTCCGCATTTGGGTTGAAGGCCGGGAACGGACTGAACCAACCAGCGCTTGTTGTGCGAAGTAAACCATGCCGCTCTTATTCCGCCTTTTCGTATGACATTTCAAAGATGTCGGACTTGCAGGGATAAAACTCACCCTTGATTCCCTTGATGATGTAATCGCCCGGTTTTGCAATCATAACGCCTTCGAGCGTTGTAATTTTGAACTGGCCATCATCGGGGTCAATGCCGTGACCACAATCTTGGAAGCACCCTTTTCCAGTGATGCCGAGAAAATCGTAAAGCTCTGTAAGGTCGTGTTCGTGGAGGCGCACCGCTTCGATAACAACTGGCTTCTTTCTGTACTTCATCTTTTCTCCTTAGCGGGTTTACCCGCGTTTGTTTTATGCCTTGCGGCATGGTTTATTTTGCACAACGTTCCGCCGCTTTACGAAGCCTTGCGGGGTTGCCAACTTCTACAAATAAAATCAGAGCCTGGGATACGCGTTGTACACAAACGCCTTCCGCAATTCCGGCAACTCCGCAAGGTTTGGGCCGAGGTCTGCCGAGCCGTAAAGCGGCTGTTAGGTGATGTTCTTTTAGCGCGTGCCTTTTTCTTTAATGCTATTTCCAGGAGCGGAACAACGGTTTCTGCAAGCTGCTCTATCGTATCGTTTTTGAGCGAGTACGCGCCCTCTCCGGTTGCCCAATCAAGCGCCATCTTGCAAGCGTAGCGTAACTTTCTTACTTCTTCTGTCATGTTTTTGCCTTTCGCGCTAAAAGAATTTCACCTAACTCCCCGTAGGCAGAAACTCGTTTCGTCATACGGTCGAATTTCGCCTGTTAGCAGAACCTTTTACTCCCATTCAATCGTGATAATGGTTTCCTCCGGCTCGCCTTTTTCCTGGGAGAAGCTGACTTTTGAAAGATACCTTGGCGAGTCGTCTTGTAGTATTCCTGCCTTAACGATGCCATCGATAACAGCCTTTGCGGAGAGTCCGTCAATATCAGCGAGTCTTTTTCGTATGCTATGCAGATGGATACTGCACGGTGAATCACATCTCTCAGTTTCTTGCGCTCGAAATGGTGCATGGCGAGTATCCGATTCCAGGTCGGGACAGGAAACGGCAAGCGCAGCACGAACCTTTTTCTGGAGATTGGGAGGGAGTTCATTTAGTCGCACGGTTCATGTTTTCCACATATTCAATGGCGGGCCGGCAGCTATGAACGTCGAATCCCTTGCCCGAAAGAATGCGCCGGTAGCAGTCGGTATGCAGTTCGGAGAACCCTTCGTCAAAAGAGTAGTGCTTCCCATTGACCGTGAATTCCCGGCATGCTTTGTCGCAGTCGGTGGACAGGTCGAACGTAAGATTGCAGTTCTTCAGCCCGTAGAGGTATTCAACAAGGTCAACCAAATGGACCCCGATATTCATCACCACGCCGCCGCTTTTTGAGATGTCGCCCTTCCATGATTTGTGATACCAATCTCCACGGGGAGTGTGGTATTTGACATGAATTATGGGGTTTCGATGCCGGGCTTTTCTGATTAAGTCGGTTGTCGGATGAATGCGAAGTTGGAGGATTGGATAAACAGAATCACCGGGGATTTTGTCAAAGGCTTTGGAGTTTGTGACAATTGGCTTCTCGCAGATGACCTGCAAATCATGCCACAGCGCCCATTGAATATGTGTTTCATGCAGGTAGTTCGGGGAGCAGATTGAACACCAGCGGATATTGCCTTCGAGCTTAACGAATAAATCAAACTCCTCGAAGATTGAGAAGAACTTGCATTCCGGGAAATAAGCGTCGAGAACCCCGGCCGCATTGTGAGGGTCGAATACTGCTACCAGTTCGTTGCCCGTCTCTTTGATTGCCTTTAAATGACGGATGGAAATGTAGCCGAAGCCTATCATAACGAATCTCATTTGGCAGGATTTCCTTTCACGATTTTATGCGGAGCAACATTCTTTGTCACTACAGAACCGGCGCCTATAGTACATCCGGTTCCAAGCGTTATCCCTGGAAGGATAGTCGCGTTCGCACCAATTGCCGCGCTGTCTTCGACCGTTGTTGGTAGCCATCCCACGCCATGACTGGGGGGATATTTGTCGTTCGTAAAGCAAACATGGGGACCAATGAAAACATTGTTCCCAATTTTAACCCCATCAGGAATAAAAGCAAACGCCTGGATTTTGCAGCACTCGCCAATAACAACGCCCTTTCCAATCCAAACGTGAGAATGAATCGTGCATCCCTCGCCAATATCCGCATCTTCGTGGATATTTTGGGAGGCCGTGAAATATCGCTTTACGCTTTCGTGAATCATGACGGTTGCCTCAATATATATTTCTTCCCCGATTTCTCATACTTCTCTTCCACACAGCGACAGAAGCGGATGCCCTTCATTTTCGTCTTCCCGTCCTGGACAATGAAGTATCCCATGCCGTAATTGCACGCCTTGTGGTTTTGGCGCGGGGGAAATTCTTTCAAGAACTGGTCGGCGGTAATCCACTTGATGCCCTTGCGCTTCATGTTCACAAACTGTTTAATCTCCCGCCACTTCCAGACCGCATGATAGCGGCAGATAAAAAGCTTGCTGAAAAACCACATCCGCCAGTAGACAAACCGGCTCTTAATCCACTGCCAGACCAGGAATGGGAGATTCCGGAGAATGTTTCCCCAACTCATCCCCGCGAGTCGCCTGAATGCAGCGGTCGCCTTGCTGACTGAAGTTGGTGAAGCCGGCACGCCGCCTTTGTCGGGGCTTGTCTCTGTTTTTCCTTCCAGCATTTTTCGCACACTCCTCTGGTTACTTCTGTTTTCCAGCGCCCGCAATAGATGATTGCAGCGTCACCGGCTTTCTTCATCAGGTCGTAATTTGGGTGCGGTTTCGACGCGGGCGCACCCTTTGCCGCATTTGCAGCACCGCCAGTAAAATCCTGCGGCATTGTCTTCGGCTTCCCGGTAGTCGACTCCGCAGCATTCGCTTGTGTATTGGGCATGTTTTGGCATTTATCCCTTCAGTTTTTTGACCGTCGGATTACCGGGCTTCACCCCGAACATGTTTTCAACCGCCTTCTTTCCCAGAAGCTTCTCGATTTTGCTGACCGACAGCGGTTCGATAATATCTAATTGGTCAAGTCCTTTTTGGGCGGCCATGGCATGGAGTTTTGGGATAAGGACCGCCGGCTCATCCAGCCAGTAACGGCCATTTTTGCCCGGACCAGGGCCATATCCCAGGACAATCAGCGAGCCCTCAATGATTGCCGCGTCAATTTGCTCGATCGCTTTCTTGAGGAGACCGAAAGCCCGGTCAAGCCGCTCGTAAAATTCTCGCCGGTTCTCACCTTCAAGCGCGCGCATGGTTGCCAGAGGGTTGGCCACCTGCTGGACTTCGGCGATAACCGCCATCTGCTGCTGACACTTCCCGGCCGCCCGACAATAGGAGCACCAGTTCCCGGGTATCCTCGGGGCGTCCGGCCGCATACAGAGCTCAACCACGCTTTTGATTCGTTTTGCAACATAATCGAGGTCGGAGGTGACGGCCAGGAAAACGTCCGTATTGGGGCTTCTAAGGGGCTGCGTTACACCAATCGACGCCGGACCCGTAAGACCAAGCTCGGCCCTCAAAGACACGGCGTAGGCCATCAACTGGAGATTCCAGCGGGGTCCGGGCACCCATCCAATACCAGACTTCCAATCCCTGAGAATGAGAAGCCCGTCCTCGGCCTCGGTCCCGGCCACGGCAATGCAGAAGTCGGGCGTTCCGTCGTCGTCGATTCCTACTGATTTTAACGAAACCTTTCGTTCGACCAGAACCTTCGCCTGTTTCCGCTGGTCGGGGGAGAGCGCCCCCCAACAGCGCTCGGCCTCCCCCCAACAGGCTTCGAGAATCGCGCAATCATCAGCTTCCGGCGCCTGGGCCATGAGGTTGACGCGCTCTTGTGGCTTCAGGATGCCTTCGGCGATAAGCCGGTGAAGGATTGACCCGTGCTCGGCCGCCTCGGAAGTCTGCTCCTCTTCAAACTGGAGCTCCGCATTGTAGCTACCAGGGCAGCGGTCTCGGCGAAATAGGTTCGAGGGTCTGATTGTAGCTTGGCTCATCCCATAATCTCCTGCATGGTTACTCCGACTGACCGGAGGAGGGTGGGTTCCTCTTTGTTGAAGCGAACAACCACCCCGCGCTTGAGGTCAATATAGGCAATTCGGAGAACCCGGCAACAGTCTTTGCACAAAGAGCTGTCTTCATGCGTCATTATCGCCATATCGGAATCCGGCTTCTCCGACCCGCATTTGCAGCATTTCATTTCAACCCTGGACCGCGCCGGCTAACCCATCGGCTCCGGAGTCGTTGTTCGAGATAACGGCATCGGTCATCGACGGCATGCCACCGATATCGTAAGGCTCGTCCTCCTTGGCAACCGCCTCGATAAGTTCCGGGCTTTGGGGAATGCGCGAAGACAGGGCGCGGACGGCCGTCTTAATCCACATTTCTTCCTCATGGGAATTCCACGGGGAATAACTGGAGCCCGCGCTGCTGCTCGATTTGCGGTGCTTCATCACCTGGGCACGGTTCAGGACGCGCCACGCTTTCCCGCCGTTCTTCATGAAGCAGATTGCGTATGCGAACTTGAGAGGCCCGCGGTCTTCGTCGTTCGAAGGAACGTGCTTCAGAATAGGGTCAAGGCCGTGCTCGTACTGAAAGAAGTCTTTTTCGTAGACGGCCTCCGCGGTTATCCCCGAGACCTGTCCCGACCGGTACGCGAGGTCAATGAGACCCTTGTATCCGATGATGAACTGGGCAACTTTACCCTTCTTATTGTCGTTATAAGGAATGAGATAGGCACGCCCCAACGAGGGGTCGATTTCAAGTCCGAGTTGAGCGGCGGTCATCGCCCCGGCTAGAACCGAATTTCTATCGCAGTCCATGAGCGCGGGCGTCCGATTCATCGTCGTGACCAGGCAGCGGACGAACCGGTTGACATTCAAGACCTTCGGAAGTGCAGCCTCAAACTGGCGCTTCATACTGTCGCCAGTAATCAAGTCACGGAGAGTGGTGACGGCTGGCTTGGTTGCTACTGCCTTTCCGGAAGTGGTCGCGGCCGGAGGAGTGGCAGGAGCTTTTCCCTCTTCAGGAGATTGCGGATTCGACATAATTTCTTTCCCTTTTGTTGGGGTTCCAGCAATACTCTGACCGCTTAGAACCGTTTTTGGTTTTACCGTTATATCGGTGTTGAATGGAAATCGCGTTCAACACCGATATAACGGTAAAA